AAAAACTTTGCACCTGATTATGTTTATCATTTTGCAGGCCTGGTATCAATATATGATTGCCATGAAAATGTTTATGAAGCCGTAGATAATAATATTTTAGGAAGCATAAATATAATGAATGGTTGTGTTAAGGCAAATGTAAAAAGAATTATTTTTAGTGAAACTTCTGCTGTTTATGAAAATTGTGAAATGCCAACATGGGGTGGTTTTAATGAAAATCAATCAGATCCAACAACAATATATTCTACAACCAAAGCATGCTTAGCACTTTTAGCAGAATCTTATAGTAGAACAAAAGGATTAAATTATACTGCACTTAGATATTTTAATGTAGCAGGACCATTACAAGATTATGAAAGAACTATACCACCAGTATTTGCTGGATTTATTTTAAGAATAATGGGTAAGCATAATCCTATTGTATTTGGAGATTATATGAAAGCTAGAGATTATATTGATGTATCGGATGTTAATGCATTCCATATCTTATGTATGGAAAATGAGGATACTGCTAATCAAACATTTAATTTAGGAACTGGTAAAATGACTAATTTAATGGATCTTAAAAATATGATTGCAGATGAAATGGGAGTAAAGGTTGATTTTGATCATTATGATGCAATTGCAGGAGAAGCATTAAATTCTTATGGAGATATTTCTAAAGCAAAATCAATGGGATGGGAGCCTAAGAAAGATATAACAGATACAATAAAAGAAACTATAACGTATTTAGAAAATGAAGTAAAAGAAGGTAATATTAATCCGTCTACCTTTATGGAAGATTTAGAAATTGAAAAAGTAAAAATATAAAACTAATGAATAAAGAAAAAGAAGAATTAAAATGGGGTACTATGATTCCATTAATTGGAGGTAGTGCAATAGGTTGTAATAAAGCAACAGGTAATTTACCAGCATTTCATTTAAGCTATGAAGCTTTTGCTGCTAACGAAAGCCATATAGAAGATTATTGGCCTGACGTACCTATGTATAGAATAGACCATGAAGAATTAGATATTCCTAATAAAACATTTGAACAAGTAGATTTTGTAAATTCTGTTTGCCCTTGTGCAGGTTTATCACAATTAAATTCTGCTAGTGGTAGTGCATCATCTAGAGGATCTGATGCAGTTCAAAATCAATGGATGTATAATTCAGCAGAATATGTTTTAGAGAATGTTAAACCTAAAGTATTGTGGGGAGAAAATGCTCCAGGGCTTTTTACTAAAATGGGAGAAGGTGTAGTTAATAATCTTAAAGCCATCGGTGAAAAATATGGTTATAGTTTTTCTTTAATTAAAACTAATACGGAATTGCATGGAATACCACAAAGAAGAATAAGAACATTTTATTTCTTTTGGAATACCCCAACAGTACCTATGCTAGGATGGAAGTTTAGAGAAAAGAAACATCTTATAGATTATCTTGCTGAAGTACCAGAAGATGCAACCTTACAAGATATGTTTATGGTTGAAGGTAAAGTAACCGATCATTATAAACCTTATGAATTTGTTTTAGAAAAAGAAGGATTAAATCATGCTGACTTTGCTAAGAAATTTGGTAAAGGTACAATTGCGCAATATTTAGAAAAGAATGAATTATTGGATGAATGCATACAGTGGTTAGATAAGAAATATCATAAGCAAGGTTTTTCTAATAAAAAATCAACAAAATCTTTTGGTGATATGTTAGAACATCAAAAATTTAAAACAGGCCAAGGGATGGGTTATTGGGATGCATCTCCACACTTCTTTGATGAAAGTTTTTCAGCTCTTATTGGTAGAAATATGTTTAATGGTGTACACCCAACAGAAAATAGGTACTTAAATATTAGAGAAATGTTACATCTTATGGGATTACCATTAGACTTTGGTATTAAAAATGCAAGGCAAGTTAATCATATTGCTCAAAACGTACCAGCAACTACTGCAATGGATATGGCGGTTGAGGTTAAGAAGTTTTGTGAAGGTAATGCTAAAATGACAAACTTTAAATTCATGAAGCAAGATAATACCACTCATAAAATATTAGTAACTGAAGAACTTGGCGCAACACCAAAGAAAAAGTATAAAGTTAATGGTACTTTTTAAAACTAAATTAAATTTTTACATATAATAATAAACAAATACAAAAATTAATGGAAGCAAAAATTAAAAAGATCGATGGTTACGAATTAAGTACCTTCGTCAAAAAACTCTTACCAATTGATAAATTCATATTTATGAAGATTGGTCAAGAAGGAACGGTTTCATCTGTATACTTTCCTGAGAGGGACGCAGTAAAACTTGTATCAACACCAACATCTGATATTTTTGATACAGATATTACAGATTCAGTAAAGGTAAGTTTTTACAATGGTACAAAAGTTATAGATGCATTATCTCATTTCAATGGTGATATTCAAGGAAAGATTAAATATTCTGAGATTGATGGAGAATTAATGGCAAGTGATTTTACTATTGAGAATTCTGATCTTAAGATCAATTTAGCATGTGCAGATCCATCTTTATCTTTTATGGAAATGAGTAAAGATGAAACAGATCGTGCATTTAGTGTTGAAGGAAGTATATTTCAATTTGACCTCCTTACAACTCATGTTGATAAAATGAAATCTTTATTTAATCTAGAAAGAGATGAAGATACATTTACATTAGCTGTAACCGATAAAGGTGTTGCTGTACAAGGACCATCATATGATGCTACTTTAGCGCATTCATACGAAGGAGACAACGCAGTAGGAGAAAAAGTTGTAATCTACAAAAAATATATTAATCTTTTAGATAAAGAAAATTATAAGGTTGTAGTTTGTAGTAATAAAGTTGTGTTTAGATCTTTAGATACAAATACTCACTTAACTGTTGCTGTTGCAATTACTGACGAGGATTAATCAACACCATCCTTAATTAAAACAAAGGCGCTTCTTAATCGAGGCGCCTTTTTTCTTAAACTTTTTATCTTTTTAGCTATATAAAAATAAACTATAACTCATGGCAACATTTATCTCAAAACCTGGCTTAAAGCCAAATGTAATAACCAAGAACGGAACAGAAACTATAGAATTTATAGCAACTACTGTTACATATCAACAATCTTTAGTTCAATTTGCAGTTGAATATTTTAATCCTGTTACAGGTTTATTCGATACTTCAAAAACAGTTCTTGTCTTTGGTGAAATGAGTAATTTAGTAATTGATGAAGAATATTCAGTTATTTCACTAGAACTTCTGAACTTAGTATAATGAATGAACTAACTGAGTTACAACAAATAAACAAAGAAGCTAGTAAGTTTTACAATTATGAACAAGCTGTTAAGTTAATGCTTAACTCTATCTATGGTGCATTTGGTAATCCTTATTTCTATTTCTTTAATATAGACATTGCAGAAACAATAACATTACAAGGTAAAGATGCAATTCTTTATACCGAGGAATTGTTAAATAGATACTTCAGTCAATATTGGCATAAAGATCTTGCTGCTCATAAAGAAATGGGAATTACTGTAACCGGTAGAATAGAAAACCCAGTAGGTATTTATATTGATACAGATTCAGTTTATGTTAAGTTTGATGAAGTCATAGCAAAATCAGAAGGTTTTGATGGAGATGATAAGGAATTTATTCTAAAGTTATATAAAGTTAGAGTAAATGGTTATTTAGAAAAGATTCTCCAAAGATATGCAGACGATAATAATTCTGAAAACTTTTTATCTTTTGAATTAGAAAGTATTGCTAAAAATGCAATATGGTTAGCAAAGAAAAAGTACATGCAAAATATTGTATGGAAAGATCCAGATATTCATTATGAAGATCTATCTAAAATTAGTTCTAAAGGATTTGAAATTATTCAATCGTCAACTCCAATATTTGCTAGAGAAAAACTAAAAGATTTATTAACATATATCTTTTCTGTTGAAAAATTAGATATGAAAGATTTTGCCTCATTACTTAAAGATATTAAAAGGCAATTTAAATTAGCAAATGTAGATCAAATATGTTTCTCAAGAAAAGTAAATAATTATCAAAAGTATATTGTTAATGATTATGAAACTTTTGAATTTGCATCAAGATGTCCAATCGGCGTAAGATCTGCAGGTTATCATAATTACTTATTAAATAATTCTACATCTAAAGGTAAATATCAACCTTTAGGAAATGGTGAAAAATGTAAAATGTATTTTTCAACTGATAAATCATGTGAGGTATTTGCATTTGCTCCAGGAGAATATCCTTATGAGTTTGCACCACAGATCGATCATGATAGACAATTTGAAAAAACAATATTAGATCCAATAAATCGTGTAGTAACAGCAATGGGATTTAAAGGATTTAATCGAAACTTAATTTATACTACAAGCTTGTTCTAAGTAAACAAAAAGCAAAAAAACAATATAATAATAAACAAAAACTAATATGGCAAAAGAATTTTCATTCGCAGATTTAAACAAGGAAATGTCAAAGATATCCGAATACGGAGAAACTTTAGATAAATCAACAATTTCAGAAATTGATCATTATATTCCAACTGGGAATTTTCATCTTAATGCATGTTTAACTGGATCTTTATTTGGTGGTTATCCAAATAACAGAGCAGTTGCATTAGCAGGACCATCAGGTACTGGTAAAACTTATCTTATTCTTAATGCAATTAAACAAGCACAAAAGCAAGGATACAGTATTGTATTTTATGATTCTGAAAATGCTGTAGATAAATCATTAGTAGAAAAATTTGGAATTGATCCTAAAACATTCCGATATGAACCATGTAATACTGTTCAGGAATTTAGAAGTTCAGTAACTGCTATTACTGATGTATTAATCGAACAAAAGAAAAAAGGTATAAAATTACCAAAAATTATGGTAGTCTTAGATTCTGCAGGTAATCTTGCAACTCAAAAAGAAATCGATGATGCAAAAACAGGAAGTAGTAAAGCTGATATGACAAGAGCTAAATTACTTAAGTCTACATTTAGAATCATTATGACTCAATTTGGTATATGTAAAATACCTTTCTTATTCACAAATCATACATACCAAACACAAGATCTATTTTCAAGACAAGTAGGTGGTGGTGGAACTGGTCCAGAATATGCAGCATCAATTATTCTTTTCTTAGGTAAAGCAAAACTTAAAGAAGGTATCGAACAGACTGGAATTATTGTAACGGCTAAACCAAATAAGAATCGTTTTGCAAAACCAACACCAATTAAGTTTCATATATCTTTTAATAAAGGTATGAATCCTTATGTAGGTTTAGAAGAATACATTGGCTGGGATATCTGTGGTATCGAAAGAGGTAGATTTATTACTGAAGGTGCATTTGGTAAATTACCAGATCCAGGTAAAGCAGAATGTAGAATCCATAAATTTAAAAAAGAAGGTAAAGATATTACTGTATATTTTCAACCGTCACCAACCGCACGTAAAATTTGTGTAAAACATTTAAATGATGCAGTTGATCTTAATCAATTATATACACCTCAAGTTTTAACTGATGATGTATTAAAATTACTAGAACCAACAGTAGCAGCAAAATTTACTTATGGTGATGAATTAGAGCAAGAGGAATTATCCGATATAATTACTGAAACAACAGTAGACGATGTTACCGAAAACTCTTAATACGGCAAAGCTTAAGGTAAAGTACGTATTAGGAAATCACACCACATTGCATTCATACCCTGATGCCGAAGATGTTATTTTTGAACTAATACGTGATTACTGTGCTAAAGTTGCAAAGGAGATTAAATTTACAGATATCTCTATGGCAAAAAGATGGAGCCTTACAAAAGAACAATGTAATACTATTTTAACTACCTTACTTAAACATAAGATTGTTAATATTTCATTACAAAATTCTGCATACACTACATATGAAGTAATTTATAATCCTTACGAATAAAACTAATTATGTTTTTTAGCATATAAAAATAAAAATACATGAAATCAAGCATAGACCACGAAAAGATTTTCTTTAACTATTTTTTAACAAAACCACATTACTTAAAAGGAACAAGTAATGGTTTTTTTGCAAATAGAGATTTAGATCAAATTGCAAAATTATCAAAAGATTTTTATTTAAAGTTTGGTGAAAGCCCATCTAAACAACAGATGAATGCTTTAGTTAAAGATGATCCTAATGAAATTTCTGGTGATATTGTAAATTCTGTTTATGATATTAATATTAAGGAGTATGATCAGGATTGGTTAAAAAGAACTGGTGAAGCATGGGTTAAGTGGAAACATTTTGATAAACAATTAGTAAGAACAATTGAATATGTAAAAACTCAAGATGTTTCTCCAGAAAACGTAGAGGATGTAGTACAACGTGCAATAGGAATGATATCTACTGATGGTTCAATTAATTTTGATACTGATGTAGGTTTAGATTTCTTTAATCCTGAATCTCACGTACAGAGAACATCAAAGAAAATAGAAACAGGGTGGAGTTTTGTTGACAGAGTATCCGGCGGAGGTTATGATACTAAATCATTAATTGTTTATGCAGGAGAACAAAATATTGGTAAATCAATATGGTTAGCAAACGATGCAGCTAATTTTGTAAGGATGGGTCATAATGTAGTTTTCATTACAGCAGAGATGTCAGCTCAAAAAGTATTAAAAAGAATAGGATCTAATCTTTTACATATTCCAATGAGTGAATATGATAAAAATTCAGGTAATAGAGATTACATGAAAAGAAGATTAGAAAAAGTATCTCGAGGTTTATTACCACCAGGAAAATTATTTGTTAAAGAATATCCAACATCACAAGGTACTATACCAGATATAGAAGCATACTTAAAAGATTTAGAAGAAAACCAAGATCATAAAGTAAATGTATTAGTTGTAGATTATATTAATATTCTTGCAAATTATAGAAATCCTAATACTGAGAATACTTATATGAAGATTAAACAAATAGCAGAAGATCTTAGAGCATTAGCAGTTAAAAGGGATATGTTAGTTATATCGGCAACGCAAATTAATCGTGGTGCATGGGATGCAACTGAAGTAAGAATGGAAAATATTGCAGAATCTGCAGGTCTTGCGCATACCGCTGATGTAATGTATGCATTGATACAGGATTCTGTAATGCACGCTGAGCGAGAATATTGGTTAAAGGTTTTAAAAATTAGAGACGGTCAAGGTAAAGGATCTCGATGTAGATTTGATATTGATTATGAACATATGAGATTAACTGAGACTGATGATATATCAGCATAATAAAATAAAATAAAACAATATGTGGGGAAAAAAGAAAAAAGTTTTAACTAAAGGTGAGGATGATAAAAAATCAGGCCATGTTGAAAAAGATAAAATATTTAATAATACATACGGTGAACAAGATTTATCTCAAGGTAAAATAAACTTTACAGTTTCTGCATCTTGGTTAGATGGAATGGATCCTGATGATAAGCAACATTATGATTCTTTATTTGAACGTGTTGATGCATTAATTAAAGGTAGTGAATTTGAACATCTTAATGAAGCAACCCCAGATGGTGTTATTAAAAAACTAAACAAAGTACAAATTAATAAGGTATTCTTTTATCTTATAGAAAAAACAGGTTCTTCATATACAAGAATAGATTTATTTAGTGTTCTTTCAGATTACTTTGATGTATTTCCAAATAAATTCTATAATTCATTGTCAAATAAATTTAAGGATGAATTAATTAATGAATTAGATAAAAAATACAATATCCTAGAAAAAAGAAAAATCAGAAAATTATTTTAATATGGCAAAGAGAATATGGATGGTGTCCGATTCGCACTTAGGCTGTAGATCAAATTCTGTTTTGTGGCTCCAGATTATTGAAGATTATTTTTTTAAATTCTTTATTCCATTAGTTAAAAAGGAATATAAAGAAGGTGATGTTCTTTATCATTTAGGAGATGTATTTGATAACAGACAAAGTGTAAATCTAGCAGCACAGGATTTAGCAATCAGAATATTTGAAGAATTAGGAAAGGTATTTCCAGATATTCATATCATTGTTGGTAATCATGATATAATGAGAAAGAATTCAAATGAAATATCATCTGTTGATTGTCTTAAATATCTTCCTAATGTAACAGTATTAAAAGAACCTAAAGTTTTAAAATATAAAGATGCATCTTGTTTATTAATGCCATGGAGAAGAAATCATGAACATGAACAAGAAACTTTAGATAATATTAAGGATGATGTTGATTATATGTTTTGTCATACTGAAACGCGTGGTGTTCAAACTAGTCCAAGTACAAAGCATTTACATGATAGTGGAAATGAAGTAACTATCTTTAAAAGATTTAAGAGAGTATACTCAGGGCATATTCATTATAGACAAGATAAAGAAAATTTTGTATTAGTCGGTAATCCATATCAAATGACAAGATCAGATAGGGATAATCAAAAAGGAATTTACTTATTAGATTTAGAATCAGGTAATCATACCTTTTTTGAGAATCATATAAGTCCTGTTTTTATTAGATATTATATTAATGAAATTTTGGAAATGAGAATGGAAGAAATTGAAAATGAAATTAAAAATAACTTTGTTGATATTTTTATACCATCAAATGTATTAGGTAAGTATAATATTAATATGTTTATGGATTATTTAGATGGTTTAGCTAGAAAATTAGAACCAAGAATTTATGATGAAGAGAATCCTTATGATAGAGAAGATGGCGAAATGTCAGATTTTAATGGAGAGTTAAATTTAATGAATATAGCAGCAGAGCATATTAATTCTTTAGATTATGATAATGATTTAAAAGAAAGACTAAAAGTATCAGTACAAGAATTATATAAAAGAACCTTATCTCCTAACTATGAAGATTAAAAAAGTAGAGTTTAAGAATTTTGCAAGCTATGGTAACAGGCTGCAGGTAATAGACTTTGAAAAAGAAAAAAGTAATTTATATTTAGTCTTAGGTGGTAATGGTGCTGGTAAGAGTACTTTAGCAAAGGTAATTACATATTTATGTTATGGTAAAGTAGAAGGTAGTTCTTTAAAGGATTTACCAAATAGAGTTAATGGCGCACTGTATGGAAAGATTTGGTTAGAATCTAAAGGTAATGCAATTGAAATAGAGCGTGGAATTAATCCAGGAATATTTAATGTAAAAATTAATGGTGAAGATTATGATGTTGCTGGTAAAGTAAACCTACAAGATTTTTTAGAAACAGAGATATATGAAATACCTTATCATGTTTTTAAGAATGTAATTATTTTATCCGTTAATGATTTTAAATCATTTATAACAATGTCTCCTTATGATAAAAAAAGAATCATAGATAAGATATTTGGTTTTTCTATTATTAATGAAATGGCTGAAGCTATTAAGGAAAAGCGTAGAGGTATTATTGGAGAAATTAGAACTTATGAAGATGAGATAAGAACTCTTAATGAATCTATAGGTTCAGTATATGATAAAATAGAACAAATAGAATTATTAACAGCAGAAAAAGATGCTTCTAAGGTTAAAAAATTAAAGGAGGATTTAATTGCATTGAATGAAAACCGAAAAAAATTAAATAACTTTACTGAATTAACTAAAACAAAACTAGAGTCTTTAGATAAAGAATCTAGAAATAAGTCATCAGAACATTCTACATTGACTAATAAAATTTCTAATATTAAGCAAGATTTAAAATTGTTTGAAAATTCAACATGCCCTACATGTACTGCACCATTAACTTCTGATTTTCATTTGGAAATTAAAAAAGAAAAAGAAGGTTCTTTAATAAGTCTTAATGAACAATATGAAAGCGTTAAAATTGCATATGAAGATTCTATTAGTAAATTAAATGACCTAAGGCTTAAAGGTAGACAAATACATGTAAAGGCTGGTCAATTAGAAGTTTCTATGGAAAATATTAAATCTAAGTTAATTGAATTAGCAGATAAAGATGAATCCGATTCTTCATCTGATTTAAAACATTTAGTAAAAGATTTTAATACTCGTAAAACAGAAAAGTCAACAGATAAGTTAAAAAGTGAAGGAGAAGATTATTATTTAACTATCTTAGAAAATTTAATGGGCGAGGATGGTATTAAAAATCTAGCAGTAAGATCTATTCTTCCGTCATTTAATAATCATATTCTTTTAATGGGTAGGGAAATGGGAATTCCTTTTGGTATACGATTTAATGAAAAATTCTTTTGTACATTACATCATCTAGGAACAGAGATAAGCCCAAAGACATTAAGTACTGGTGAAAAGAAAAAAGTAGATTTTGTAATTATCATGGCATTAATGAAAATGATTAAAGTTAGATTCCCATCTCTTAATATTTTATTCTTAGATGAAATCTTTTCTTCCATTGATTCAGATGGTGTACATCATATAGTTAACATACTTCATAATACAATCCAGGATATCGGGCTTAATACATTTGTTATTAATCATACAGTATTACCTAGTGAATACTTTGATAAAAAATTAGAAATTACAAAAGATGGTGGATTTAGCGAATTTACAATTGAATCTATTGGATAAATATACTACAAGAAAAATTAATATCATAGATGTCAGCATATAATCAGGAATATAATAAGGACAACACAATCTTACGTTATATGATAGTAGCTCTTTTAGCAGATCTAAAAGATAAAGTTTACTATTATAATCAAATAGATGAAGATACTTTAAAGAAAATACCAGTCCCTTTCTTTTATTCAATAACAGGAGATGGCAGGTTTTTAATGGATAATTTTCTTTTTGATGCAGAAGCTAAAGGTAAAGCTATAGGTGATTATGAAGTTGTACCAAGAGGTATAATACAATTAAATGGTATATCCATAGATTCGGGTAATCAAACAAATAAGTTTGCTAGAGGTGAATTTGTTCAAGAGTGGGAAGGTGTATTAAAAACATTTTCTTTAGAAACAAATTTCTTACCTTTAAATATATCTTTTGATTGTACAGTTGTATGTTCATCGAATTTAGAAATGTTAAAAGTAACTGAATCACTTATGAGCAAATTATATAAAAATAATTTGTTTCAAGTAGATTTAGGTATGATGAGGGTACAGGCATCTTTTGCAGTTCCTGAGGATTATACACAAAATAGATTATTTGAATTCCAATTAAATGATAAAAAAGAATGGAGCGTAACCTTTCCAATAGAAGTTTCTTCATTTATGCCAGTGTTTGAACAGGGTATTTTAATACCTGAGGTTAGTCTTATGACTAAGGCTGCAATTAAAGCTAACCCTACTGCACAAGGTGTAGGTATGCTAAGATCAGGTATTGATAATGAAATAGGTATTTACTTCGGTGGAGTATTCCAAAAATTCCAGCTGTCACAAGAAAGCTTATTAAAAGTACAACCTAGCGGAACGTTTAGTAATAAAGGATACATTAACCCAGATTCTATTCAAACAGGTGGTCCTTATTCAGAATCAATATTAACATCAGCCCCAATAGTACCTGAATCATTAGAAAGCTTAAATTATAGAAATGCAGATGCAATACCAAAAGTAGATGAATCAGGCTTAGGAAGTGTAGATGATGGCTTTGGAAAGTGATAAGCAATTAACAGTCAAGACTTAGAATATATAAAACAAATCAAATAAGTGTAATATGAAAAACACAATGAACGAAGGACAAACTCAGGTATATACTGATGGTGGAATAAATCCCCAAGCAGGTATTGATACTGATGCTGCCTATTTAAACAAGCCAAGGCAACAGCTAATGGATATAATCCAGGTGTTATTCAGTCAAAGTGGTAAATCTAAACCAGACGGTAAAGGTAAAATTTTAACTGGTGGACCAATGACAGATGAACAAGTATTAGCTATTTTGGTTGGAATGGGCATCCCTCAGCAAATGGGAATTTCATCAATAGCAAAATATCGAGAACAGCAACAAGCTCCATCCGATATATACACTGAAAATAATAATCAAAAAAATCATAACAATATGAACTTTACAATTACCGATCTGTATGAGAACGTTATGGATAGTATTAACGGATTGAAAGCAATGGATAATGATAATTCCAGAGTTTCATATTCTGTTAAAGAATCCTTAACTGTTTTAGAGGAAGCATTAAATGCATTCCCTATGAAATTAAAAAATGCTGACCTTTCTGCAATCAGCGAAGAATTAGAAAATTCTACTGACCCTAATCTTAAATTTAAAATTGCAAGAAATTTGTATACTAAACTATCTCAGTCAACTTGGTTAAATCCAATTTCTGAGTTAAGAGAGTATATAATGGAATCTTATAATAATGCTAAATGGCAATTTAGAATTAGCGAATCTGTTGAAAGAACATCAATGAAAAAAGGTAAATTAATCGAATCATTAAATAATGATTTAGTTTCTTTATTAAATGAATCAGATGTTAAATCTAAATTTGCTGCAATTGCTGCTAAGAATCCTTGGTCAGTTGATGTTAAGCAAATTGTAAATGAAATGAATGCTGAAGATCAAAAAGTAGCATCTACTGCAAACGGAAAAATTGTAAAAATTCTTTCTCCAGTTTTAGAATCTGAAAATGGTTTAACTTTCCAATTACATAATAAGAATTATACTTTTAATGGAAAATCTATTGTTGAAGCTAATGTAACTGATACAAGATTCTTCGATGTATCTGAAGGATTAAAAATGTTTACAAGAAGTGGAGATATTCTTTCACTACATGGAGATAATGGTAAAACATTAACTTATGATATTACTGAAGGAACTTTAAGCATGGGTAAAATTAATTTATCTAATGTAAGTATAATCGAATTAAAAGAAACATTATTGGCAACTAACTTTTCAGGTTATAAAAACCAATGGCAAAATGATAAAATTTGCAAATTCTTTGAAAGCGTTGATTTAGTTTGCGAACTAGATGATTTTACTACAATTCAAAATCAACAATTTTCTGATGTATTTTTAACTATGATTAATGTAGATGAAGGTATCTATATTAATAAGGTAAATCCTGGTATGCAATTAAATGAAATGATAAAGTTTAATACTGCAACAGAAACTGTTGATGTGGTAATGGAATTTATTAATTTTGATATTTCTCCAATTCTTTCTGAAAAATTAATTTCAGAGAATAATGAAAAGGCTATCATTGAAAATAAAAGAAAAGAACTTTCTGAGACTCTTACCTTTTTAGAAGAAAAGAAATCTGAAGTAGAAGCTGCAATTAAAAAATTAGGTGCAACTGAAGAATTATCTGAAGCTTTAAATCTTTTAGCTGAAGAGCATAAAGTTAAAGAAAAAGAATTAGCTGATAGTTATATTTCTGAAAAAAAAAGTAAGAGTGACTATTTAAACGATGGTTTCGTAGAAGCAACAATCAAAAAGAATGGACAAGGTCTAAAAAAAGGCCAAGAAGTTTTAGTAAGTGCTGAAGAGTATGCTTCTCTAGGAGATGAGGATATGTTAAGTGTTATTATTCCTAAAAACGGTAAAGGTGTAGTACTTCCTAAGTCTGATCTTTCTGTAAGTATCTAATAAACAAGCCTAACTATAATAATATATTGAATGAACCGATTGAATTTAAACAATCGGTTCATTCTTGTATATAAATAATAAATAAATCAAAGTTAATGGCAAGAAAAAGAAATTATCTAAACAACAGAGACCTCCTAGATCAGATAGTATTATCTAAAGAATTGGATGAACTTACACCAAAGGCCTTAGAATTCTTAATGCTATTGGCAGACAAATGTTCTATGAAGCTAACATATAGAAACCCAGAAGATAGGCAAGATTGTATTGCTTATGCTTATATGGATCTTTATAGATATTGGAGAAATTTTAATCCAGAAAAAAGTACAAATGCATTTGCTTATTTTACTGAAATAGCTAAAAGAGGATTTGCAAAAGGTTGGAATAAATTACATCCTAAAAAATATCATGGTACTGTTTCGATTAATGGTAGTGCTGATAGCGAAGGTATTTATACAATATAACATTGTATGAGCATTAAAAAGGTAAAGCCTACATCTAAGTCTGGATTTAAACAAGGTTATTATAAACCAAAGTTTCCTCAAAAGTATAGAGGAGGAGATCCTATTATATACAGAAGTAGTTGGGAAAGAAAGTTTTGCCATTGGTGCGATCATAATATAGATGTTATTTATTGGATATCAGAACCATTTTCAATACCTTACTTTAGTCTACTAGATAATAAGTGGCATAAGTATTATCCAGATTTTTTCTTTAAAATGAAAAAGGGAGATGGAACTACACAGGAATATGTAGTCGAAATAAAACCTAAGGCTCAGTTGCAAAAACCAAAAGAACCTAAGAGAAAAACGGCAAAGGCATTAAAAAATTTTAAATATGCATATGAATCATATGTTAGAAATTTATGTAAAACTAATGCTTTAAATAAAATGGCAAAAGAAAGAAATTGTAAAGTAATGTTACTAACAGAAGAATCAAATTTATTTTAATGGCTTTAGAGCATAGATTTACAAATGACCTTAATATTTACCTTACTGAAAGTAAAGGTAGGACTGGTGCATCCAAAAGATCAATTGAAGATATTAAATTAATGGGTGCTAAAAGCAAAGGTTCTTTATTACCAGGTAAGATGTATTGTTTTAATTATTATACAACACAAGAATACTTTTATGATACAAAACCTTTAGTAATAGGTTTAGGCGAATCTGACGATGGACACCAATTAGGTATTAATTTACATTATATGCCGTATGAAGCTAGGATTCCATTTTTAACTGAATTAACAAAAACTTTATTTACTCAAATAGAAGGTAAGAAAGAAGAAGATCCATTAAAAGAAGATCCTATTCCAAGCTTTCAGTGGAAATTTTTAAAAAGAGCACTTGGTACAAAATACAATTTAACATACTGTGTAAGACAGTACAGAATGGATCGAATGAAAAATCCTTATGTGATAGGATATAGTGATTGGTACATTGGAGCAGTAAATAATGAAGATCAATTTTTTGGTGGAAATATAAACCAAGCACAATCATTATACTACAAGAATATATAAAATAATAAAAAATAACAATATGGCAGGTTTTACAGATAGAAGAGGTCCTTTAAGTACAGGTAATCCAGTAAGAAAAATCCTTAAAGATCTTTCTAATTTAGGAATGGCTTATGATGATATGATCATTCGTAATTCTCGTGCAGTAGGATTTACTGAAAATCAAATGGGTTATTCATTTAATCCTATGGGATCTGATAGCGATGATATGTATGGTGCATTTGCTGCACTATCATTAACAGATACTACATTAAAGAAAAACATTGCATTTTTTGATCAAGATTATACAAGAAAAAGAGATCAGCTTAGAACATTTGCAGTACAAGATGAAATAGAAGAAATATTAGATGTAATTACAGATGAGGCTATTGTATTTGATGAATCAAATTTTATGGCTTATGCTGAATTTAATGGTCATATTGGTGAATCTATAGAAGAAGAAATTAGTGATGTATATAATAATATCTACAATTACATTGGTTTTAATGATGCAGTACAGCCTTGGAATTATTTTAGAAAATGGATGATTGATGGTTATCTTGCATTTGAAATAGTTTATAATGATAAACAAACTGAAATTATAGGATTTAAAGAATTAGATCCAATATCATTAATGCCAGGTATTGATTCTGATGATGGTAAAAAAGTTTGGATTCAATATAAAGGTGAAGGCGGAAAAGAAAGACAGTTATGGGATTCACAAATAATATACCTTTCATATTCACAAGTTAATTCTCCAATGAGAATATCATATGTTGAAAGATTAATCAGATCATTTAACTTATTAAGAATAATGGAACACAGTAGAATTATCTGGGCTGTGTCAAATGCTTCATTTAAAACTCAATTTACTATCCCAGTTGGTGGTAAATCTAAAACTAGAGCAAAACAATCATTATCAACATTAATGAATTCATACCGCGAGGTTGTAGATTTTAATTTTGAAAGTGGTGAAATACAAACTAACGGTAAACCAATGATGCCGTTTAACAAAGAATACTGGTTACCTTCAAAGGATGGTGAATCACCAGAGATTCAAACAATTGGTGGTGATGGACCAGATTTAGGTGATACTGAATCTTTAAAATACTTTTCTGATAAATTACAACTTGCATCTAAAATACCATTTTCTAGATTTGATAGAGAAGGTGGTAATACATATGATATGGAAGCAAGTGGTATGTTAAGGGATGAAATTAAGTTTGGAAGGTTTATTTCAAGACTAAGATCAATATTCCAAGAAATATTAGTTAAGCCTGTATATCTTCAAATGTGTCTTAATCATCCAGAATTAAAAAATGACATTGCATTTAAGGCTGGGTTAGGATTGAATTTTATAAAGGATAACGTGTTTGAAGAAATGAAGGAAATGGAACTCCAAACAAAACGTGTTGATTTTATTGGTAATCTAAAAACTCAATTAAGCACAATGAATGCTGAAATGGAAGAAATACCATATTTTGATTTAGGATTCTTAATTAAGAGATATGGTGGATTTACACGTGATGATATCAAAGCAAATGCTCGAGCTAAAGAGCGTGAAGAACTTAGAACTGAAGGTTTTAAAGAAGAGGATATTGAAAAGATACTTTTAGGAGCAAACAAGAAGGATTTTAAGCCTGAGGAAAAAAGTGATGGTATAGATGATGATCCGTTAGCGGATATCTAAAAACTATTAAGAGTTGTAATATATAAATCAAATTAATACTAGAAAGATGTCTAATAAGAAACTTTTAATTCTAGAAAGATCTAAGTCTAATTTAAGTATGACTAAAGATGCCGATGGCTCTGTTGTACTTGAAGGAGTATTTACTGAGATCGGAGTAAAGAATAAAAATAATAGAATTTATGAAGAAGCTGAAGTACTTCCTCATATTAAAGAATTACAGGAAAAGGTAAAAACTAACAAACTGTTAGGTGAACTTGACCACCCTAAGGATTTTGATATTAGTTTATCAAATGTATCTCATGTTATCGAAGATTTAAAATACGATGAAGCAAAGAAACAAGTATTAGGAAGAATAAGATTACTAAATACGTCAAAAGGTAAAGAAGCTCAAGCATTAATAGAAGATGGTATTCCATTGCATATTTCTAGTAGAGCTGCTGGTACTGTTGATGAGGCTGGTAAAGTTAAGATTAAAAAATTCTTTACATATGATTTAGTTGCTGATCCAGGATTTGAAAATGCTGAGTTATCTAAAGTAAATGAATCTTATGGCTTCGGAGATACTGAAGGTTTATACATTTATGAAATGGCTGAAACTGAAGATGAAATAAATAAAACAAATAAAACAGATCTAACAATGGAAAATAACTCAGGAAACTTTGTAACCGTTGAGGATTTCAATAAGTACACCGAATATGTAAAGAATACATTAGACGGTGTTAAGGAATCTGCAAATTCAAACAGTGATGAACTAATTCAAAAATTAGTTAATTATACTGAGCATATTGCAGAGAAAGTAAATCAGGTAACTGATTATACTGAATACTTATCAGAAAACCTTGACAAAAGTATCTCTTACTCTGACTACTTAGCAGAGAATGTAGATAAAATTAAAAACTACTCTTCTTACTTAGGTGAAGAACTAGATAAGACTATTCAATATTCTGAACATGTTGCTGAACAAGCAGACAAAGGAATTCAATATTCTAATTATTTAGGAGAAGCTTTAGAAAAAGGAATTGAATATTCTGAATATGTTGCTGAAAAGGTAGATCAAAATATTGCTTACTCTGAATATCTTGGAGAAGGTTTAGACAAATCTATTAAATACTCTGAGTATATTGCTGAAAATGCAACTACTATTAATGCTAAAGCAATTAATGAATCTACAGTTAATGAATATGGTAAAATGAAAGAAGGCTATACTCCAACTTTGGAAGAAGTTTCTAAATGTATGGGAGAAGGAATGAAATACGAACAAGTATGTGAACAATATCCTGATGCTGACAAAGGTGCAATAAAAGAAATGTGTGATAAGTGTATGCATGAGGAATCTAAATCTTATAAAGATACTATTAGTGAAAAATTAGGAAACTTAATTTCTAAAGCAGAAACTAAAAATCTTTCTGAAATGCACTTTATGAATTTCCTATCAGAATCTAAAAGAAATCAATTTGATTCTTTAGAAGATAACAAAAAAGCTTTATTAGTTGAATCAATGAACAAAGATTCTATTATGTCAACTATGCAAGCTGAAAACGTTTGGGATTCATGTTTTATTACTGAAAGAAAGGCAATTAATTTTATTAATGATATGCCATCAAAATATTCTGATAAATGGAATTCTCTTTCGGAAAATAGAAAAGAACAAATTATTGCTGAATCTAAATTCCATTCTTTAGGTACTCCTTATGCTATTAACAATTTCTGGCAGACAAGAGATCTAAGAAACACTCAAATGAGTTTAGAATCAATCAATGAAAGTAAAACTGCTGGTGAATCTGCTGCTGTAAAAGCTGAACCATTATTAAATGAAAGCTTCTCTGCAGACTTAATCAACAAAATGAAATTCAGATTAGGTAGATAACTTAATCTAAACAATATTAATCGAATAGCTAAGAAGAAAAGAGCTCAGGCGATTATAAAACGAAACATAAAAGATATGTTTCACAAAATGCGAAAAATAATTTTAAATAATGTACGCAAATCAATTAATCAATGAGGCTGAGGTTCAAAAGACTTGGGGACCTGTTATTGAGGAAAGTACTGGAATTACTGAAAAATCTAAGTTAGCTTGGATGTCTAAGTATTGCCATTACCATAACCTTAATGAAAGTGTTTACAATACTGTACACCTTAACCCGAACATGAATGTTCAAAGTATGGGTAACGCAACATTACCAGGAAATCCTGGATCAATGAATGCATTCCCTGCACAAGTAACTGGATCTGGTGACAGACCTTTTTCTTTGTTACCACTTGCAATGCAAGTAGCAGCACAGACTGTAGGTTTAGACTTAGTTCCTGTAGTACCAATGCAAGGCCCAATGGGCGTTTTAACTTACCTAGACTTTGTTTATGGTGGAGGTAGAACAACTGGAGCTCCACTAACTGGAGGTCAAGACGTAGTAGGTACTTCTTTACTAATTAAAGTTAATGCAATTCCTGCTGTAGGTACTGCAACAAACTTTACAGTAAATGACATCATCTATTGTACTGCATCTGGTGTAGTTGCAACAAATGGTGCTTCTTACGAATTAACTTTTGTAGGTTATTCTAGAATCGATGGTTTAGCTATCTTTAGAGTAAGATCATCAACTGCTGCAATCAACGCTGCTGGATTTAATGGTATAGCAAATACATTTACCCAAGGTGGTGAAGGTGCTGCTGAATCAATTTACGTAGCAATTGTTGCTGGTGGTAATTTCTTTAGATCTGGTGCTGCTGGATGGCCTGCTGCTCCTGCTGCTGGTGCAACTCGTGCTGCTGTAGCTGGTTTTGCTGGTGCTGTCCAAACGGGTGGTGTAGGTTCTGCAACTATGGGAATCGCTGGTACTTTCCAAACTGCTGCAAACGGTGGTTCTGGTTTAGGACATGTTAAAGCGTTAGAAGATCATATTACTGGTTTTTCTGGTAATGCTTTTCAACCAACTAACAACCCTGCTGCTGGTGCTCCTGGTTTTGCAACTGAGAGTATGAACAGTAACGATCCTTACCTTAGAGGTGTAGGTGAATCAACTGTTGATAACATAATGGGATTAACTTTATTTAACAAATCTGTTGCCGCTGATACTTTCCAAGTAGCTGCCGGTGTAACTAGAGAACAAGTTCAAGATCTGAAGCAATTCGGTATTGATGCTGTAGCTCAAGTTGAAGCAGTATTGGTAAATGAGTTAACTCAATCTATCAACAAATACATTCTAGACAGAATATTTAGAAACGGTGTAACAAACGCTGTTAATACTCAAGCTGTCTCAGGTACTGTTTTATCAGAAGCATTTACTGCTGCTGCTGCACCTGTCGCGAATGCTGCCCTACCTTTAGGACCTAACAACGTCAACAATGCTATTGCAACTGTTGCTGTTCTAGGTGCTGTAACTGCTGGTGGTGGTAATACACAAGGAACTCTACAACGTAGAATCTATACTAAAATTCTTGCTGCAAGTAACTTAATTGCTACTAGAGGAAGAAGAGGACCTGCAACGTTTGCAGTAACAGGTGGAGAAATGGCAACTGCTCTTCAATCTGTAGCTGGATTTATTGCATATCCGTTATCTAATACAGTTAACCAAGCTGGTGGATCTTTATATCCAATCGGTGCAATTGCTGGGGTAACAATTTATGTAGATCCTAACAGAGCTTTTAATGACTATACAATTTGTGTAGGACGTAAAGGTGATGGTAATTCTCCTGGTATTGTATTTATGCCTTACTTAATGGCTGAATCAGTTGAAACAATTGCTGAAGGAACTATGGCTCCTAAAATTGCAGTTAAATCAAGATTCGCTTTAGTAGATGCTGGATTTAATCCTGAATTAATGTATTACACAATGAACTTTACGTTCGCTGGTGGTGCTCAGATTGTATAATTTGAACCAATAGTAATATTTTATATAAAAAGCCACTCTTCGGAGTGGCTTTTTTGTTCTTATAGCTTAAATATATAAAACAATTAAAAACAATAATAGATCATGGCAAAATTAAAAACATATTCTGAATTTGTAAATGAAGGAATAATGGATGTATTAAAAAGTCCTATTAAATACGTAAAGATTAAGAATAATGCTAAAAAGCTAGTAAAGGCTAAAGTAGCAGTTGCTCTCAATGATGTTAATTTTGAGAAAAAGAAACAAAAATCTTCAATAAAAGATCCAGAAAAGAATGCTGTATTAACAAAGGCTAATGCTGCCAAGAATACAGCACTTAAAGATGTTGCCAAAGGTGTTAGTGATAGAATGGATACTTTAGCATCATCACCTATATTAAAAAAGGTTTCATCTCTTGCAAAAGCAAAGGCTGCTCTTGCTGCTAATAAAACTATACTTAAGTCTGCTACTGGTGAAGAAGCTAAGCAATTAAAGGTAAAACAAACTGAATTAAATAAAAAGGCAATTGAATTAGCTGGTGGTATAAAGGATTTTGAATCTACTGCTGCTAAAAAGAAAGATACTAAATCTGAACCAGAAACTAAAGTAGATGATGCTCCTAAGAAAAAAGATGATCAAGCTGAGAATAAGATTGCTCAATTAGAAGATAAGATTAAGTCACAAGATAAAATACAAGCTGATGCATCTAAGACTATAGAAAAATTTAAAGCTGAATTAAAGTTAGCGCAAGATAATCAAAATACAGGTAGATCATCACAAACTGAAGTAGATGCTATCTCAACTAAAATACAACAAGCAACTGAAGATAGAACTAATGCTGCTACGGAAGAAAAGTTATTAAAAAAGAAATTAAAACCAATAGCAGATAAACAGTATGGCGAATCAGTAGAACCTTTAGTAGAATCTGTATCTGAGAAATTTGCAAGATTAAGACCAAACCTGTAAAAATAATTATTAATATGAAATGCGATTGTAAAGTATGTAACTGTGGTTCATCATGTGATTGTACATGTTGTAACTGTTAAATAAAAATCCTATTAAAATAAACAAGTATGAAGCAAATTATTAGAACTGGTGGGGGTGGTATATTTTCTCACTTTATGATATTAATGGAATACCTTATGAGAGATGCTTATATAAGTCAACCTTATTTTTCTATTAGACCGGTTACAGATACTAGTGGGTCTATTTCATCTATGGCTCTATCACACCATAACTTTTTTGATAATATAATTGATCAAGACCCTATCCTATTCCAAGATCAAAAAGATTTTCAAGGACCATATACAAATGCTCATGTTATGTATTACGAAGATTTAGCTTCCTATATGAAACTTGCTCGTAAAACTTCTAAACAAATAAAGTTTAAACCTGAGCTTATAGAAAAGGCAAATTTATTCTATGAGAATAATTTTAATAATTCTAACAATGTTTTAGGAATTCATTTAAGAATGACTGATATTAATACTGTAAGTAAAATAAGAGAAGAGTCAGACGATAATCTATCTGAAGGGGGTAAAATTCAATTATTTAAAGATTACAATAAGGAAGCATTTGAAAAATATAAAGAACTTATTAAAAAAGCACTTTCTGAAAATCCTGAAGTGGAATATATTTATGTAGCTACAGATAACAGAGAAGATGCATTATTACTACAAAAAGAATTTTCTAATGAAAAACAAAAACTTGTATGGCGAGATAGTAAATATCTAAATGAATCTTCTAATGATATTTCTACAAAAGAATATCAAGGTGGTGGGGTAAATAGTTTACAGGCTGCATTTCGTGATCCGCTATTTTATCAAGATGCTGTTTTAGATTTACTTATACTTATGAAATCTAAATATCTTTTAGGTAGGTTAAGCAGTGTTAATTGGTTTAGCCAAATTTGCCATTTGAGTAATTATGAAAAATATTATCATTTGTGGTTATTCCAAGCAGAAAATTTAGTAGAGCCTGAAGAAAGATCTCATGTCTATTATTTTAAGGACGGTGTTGTAGAATGGCCAGAAAATAAAACAAGATACCCTATTAGAAGTATTAGACGTAAAGATGTATAAGGTTCGTAAAATAAATTTTGGATGGTATAAAAGAAGATATGGTATTCTTTTAGAAAACTTACCACCATTAAAACAAAAATTACTTTTAAATAACCGTCATATGAAATGGTTAAATTCTGATACACAAGCATTTGAAGTTATATTTAAAGTAGAAGATATGAATGGTCATGAAAAGAATGTTAATAAAGCTATATGGAATCCTTTTAGAGAAACTTTTACTACTCTTAAGGAAATAGAAAAAGATGCTGATTTAATTAAATGGAATTGCGGAATTTGTAAAGCTCCTATTAAATCAAGAATGGATTCTAAAAAGGTAGAAAATTTTGTTTGCAGCAAATGTACCAAAGCCCATAACTCACGGAACAGAAGTGTTGACGGTAGAATTATAGATACATCTATCAAATTTACTAAACACTGTAAACACCTCCTTAAGAAAGAACAGAGAGAGTTTATGACTTATGCAAAGAAATCATCTAAAGCTTAAAGCTTGCTCTATTGTAATTTTAGGAAATACATTTAATTTACTATAAGGAGATGCATTTAATACAGTTATTCCTAAACCTTTTAAATTACTAAAATCATTAAGTTCTGATTTTAATTCTGAAAACCCAGGCAAGAACTTATCTTTATAAACATGATCAGGTGCAGCCTTTGAAGGATAGCCATCGTGGAAGTGAGTAATTAATTTATTATTCTCCATATGATTACCCATATCAAATCCTAATAAAATTATACGTCTTGCTCCTAAGTGAAAAGCCAGATTAATTGCAGCATATCCACTATTATTACCATGAGCTAGTGTTTGATCATCTAATTCCAAACCATGAGGCTTGCCTTTCTTTAATAAATTAATATCTTCAGTATATTGACTACTAGGTCTAAGTGTAAACTTTAAACCTTTATAATTATCTACTTCATTTTTATGCCAATTATAAAATCTTGTATCTGTCCAAAATAAAACATCAGCATTTGGATAAAAAAGAATTGCTTTATTAATTGCAATAGTTTTTGATCCTTTTAATAAATTAAAATTAAAATCTCTTAAAGATGGCCCACCTCCAATTAAATAAATAGTTTCTCCTTCAAATTTCCTAGGAATACTATTATATGTTATTTTGTTACTAGATGAATTTTGTACCGGTATTACATGCCTAGGGTTGTTTATATGAGTAGGTGGTATAGATACAGGTTTAGTAGGATTATTTATAATTTCCCTACGATGAACATTGCTATTATGCTGTATAGCTCTTGGCTCTTGTATAATCTTTTTAATAGACCTTCTATTCCTTTGCATTGAGTTTGCTATTTTTATATTTATTTCAGTGTAAACAACTCACTATCTTTACCATATAAAAATAAATCAATTCATGCGGAATATACAAAACATTTTACTTACAGAAAAATATCGCCCAAAGGCATTAGAAGATTTAATAACACCTAAAAGAGTAGGTGAGAAATTGAGTAAGGGCGTTTATCAACATTTATTATTACACGGTAGTCCAGGTACAGGTAAGACATCTGCTGCTAAAGTTTTAGTAAAACATTTTAAACATCCATATCTTTATATTAATGCATCAACCGATACTTCTGTAGATGTTGTAAGAAATAGAATAACTGACTTCTGTGCTAATCGTTCTATAATGGATGAGCCAGGAAAACTAAAAGTAATTATATTAGATGAGATTGACGGTGTATCTGATCAATTCTTTAAAGCATTAAGAGCTACTATGGATCAATTTGCAACAAATGCAAGATTCGTGGCAACATGTAATTATATTAATAAAGTACCAGATCCAATTCAATCAAGATTTGAAATGATTGATTTTGATTTTTCTAAAGAAGAAGAAACTGAAATAATGAAAAGTTACATTATGAGGATTCTGAAAATCTGTAAGGATGAAGAAATTGGTATAGACAAACATGCAGCTGTAGAGTTAGTAAAAAGAAAATTTCCTGATTTAAGAAATATGCTTAATCAGTTACAAGGTTTTCAATCACAAGGTAAAGATACAATAACTGTTGATGATATAAAACAATTTAGTTCGGTTTATAGAGATATTTATGATTTAGTTATAGATGGGACAGATCCAGTAAAAAATTATCAATATATGTTATCAAATTATGCAAATAGATCTGATGATGTTTTATCTTCTCTAGGTGCAGAGTTTATAGAATTTGTTCAACAAGAAAGACAATCATACATTCAGTTTATTCCACAAATAATTATAACAGTAGCTAAGTACCAATCACAAAGACAACAAGTAATAGATCCTGCGGTATCAATGCTTGCATGTATTTATGAACTGCAATCAATATTAAATGGAGCATGAGATCACAATTCCTAGAAGCATTAATAAAAAAGTTTCCTAATCATTATCAATTAGGACAAGCTGTTAGTAACTATTATTACTTAAGAAAGAATAAACTAACAAAAGAAGAATGCGAAGAAAAAACATTAAAATCTACTTTCAGTAATAACTAAAATTTGTTATTATTATATTAAATACTAATACAATGAGAAAAACAGGAAGGCATACATTCGTAATAGACGGTAATTATTTTCTTTTTAGAACATTATACGTTTTACCAAGAAAATCCAAAAAAGATGAAATGCTAGGTACTGATGAAGACGCAATCGTTTTTATGAGAAAGCTGGCAACTGACTTTGCATATCAGATTAGATTATTCGAAGGACTTATAGATAAGGTAGTGTGGACTATTGATTCAAGGTCATGGAGAAAGGATTTTTATCCAGATGCAGAATATAAAGGTAATCGTAAACAAGATAGTTCAATTAATTGGAAAAACTTTTCTAAAGTTACAGAAGAATTTACTCAGCTACTTATTAAACAAGGTGTTATCTATTCTAAAATAGATGGCGCAGAAGGAGATGATCTTATGTATGCATGGAATACTGAATCATTAGCAAATGACAAATCAGTTATTATGTTTACTGGTGATAGAGATTTAGTTCAACTGGTAAACAGAAGTAAAACAAACAGTACTCATACAATCTTATTTTCACCGGCTCATAAAAAAATGTATACATATCAAGGTTTTTCTGAATGGCTTACTACCAAAGAAGAAGAAACCTCTAAAGATATATTTGATGTATTAAAATCTTCATCTACACCAGAAGCTCAATCTAAAAAATTATTATCATCAATAATTGCTAAAAAGAAAGTTTCTGTAATAGAAGTAGATCCAGAGGAATTCCGTTTTCGTAAAGTTCTAACTGGTGATTCAGGTGATAATGTTCCACCTGCTTATTGGCATATCTCTACTCCTAAAAATGGAAAATCAAGAAGATATGGTATTAGTGAAGGTAAAGCAACTGCTATTATAAATGAATTCAAACAAAAGCATGGTACATTATCTCATATGTATTTATATGAAGAAGGTTATATTACTGATTTAGCAAATATAACTATTAGACATATGAAAGCTAAACATATGAGCAGAGAACAGATTATAACTAATCTTAAATCCAATGTTAATCTAATGGTACTTAGTTCTCATACTATACCAGAAGGTATTTTGGATGAAATGTTTAAATCAGTAGAATCTAAAATAAACATTAATGAATTAAAATTACCTAATGTATCAACTATGAAAAAAATAGTAGAAGGTACAGAGTATGATGGTGATGATAACTCTGCATTTAAGGCAAGTTTCTTTAAAGGTGATAAAGATGATGATAACAATGATATGTCATTTATTACTAATAAAAAATCCAAAGGAAAGATTTTCTAAAAACTAGAAAACAATTGTATCAATCAGTCGTATAAATAATAAAAGTAATGAAGTTATTTGATTACATAAAGGTCTTGTTTGGTCGAGATCCGCAATGGGAAAAATTAAAAGGATATGATAAATCTAAAAATTCATTTATGACAAATAGATTTATGAGTATTAAATTTCCTATTCAAGCAAATATGTTTAATGCACTGAAGATTGATCCAGTAGGTCAAGCAGAAGCGTGGAGAATGGTTGCATCAAAATTTAATAGAGTACCTGGATTTATTTATACTAAAACTAAGGCACCTAAAAAAGTAAAAGCGTGGGACCCTAATCCTAAAGCATTAGATCTATATTTAAAGATTAATGAAATAGGTGAACGCGATTTTAAAGAAGCAATGAAGCACCACCCATCTGAAATTAAGAATGCAATAAATGTATTAGAAAAACAGATGAGTGATGATGTTAATTGATAATAAATTTGAATTAGAAATACCAACCCATATTGCATTTACTTTATATAAGAATGATTATATTGATAATCTGATTATATCTAGAGTAAAAAAGGAGTGTAAAAATGAATCTAATAAATTAGAAGAGTTTATTGTTTCATTAGATCAATTTGAAAGGGCAATACAAACCTCTGCATTTTTACGTGCACAGCTACAAAAAACAGTAGAACAAGACTTATTGCCTAATCCTAACTTTAAGCCTAATTCCATTTTCTTTTTACAATCTATTATAAAAAGGTTATCAAACCTTGAAAAGATTACATTTAAAATATCAGATGAAAAAGATTTTTCTAGATTAATAAAAATTGAAAGCGGTCATGAAATTGTAAGTTTTCATTTTAATATTATAGAAGGTCTTTTTGATTTAACTAAAATATTAGATAGAGAGCAATTAGATATTTTTAATAAAGGGTTTATAGATGTTGGTATAATAAACAATAAATATTTAGAAAGAAATCCTTATTTTTATATTCACGCAGTTACCTTGTTTGACATTCTTGCTGAAATGGATGAATCTCATAAAGTAGATACATTTGAAATTATTACTTCAGTAGATCCTAAAATAGAAGAAGACAATCCAATTTTATTAGTTAAGACTGATTATACACCGTATTAGAACATGAATATATAAACAAATAATGTTTGTATATGAAAAAGATAATAAGTTGGATTAGTGGCCTTTTAAGAGATGAAAAAGGTACACCTTCTTCAAAAAGATTTATAGGAATAACTGCAGGCTTATCCTTATGCGCAGCACTTTTCATTAACCTTTATACTGAACAACCAGTAGAGCCAGCTTTAATAAATGCTGTAGCTGCAATATGCATTGGTGGTTTAGGATTAGCTTCTGCTGATAAAATATGGGCTAAGAAAATTGATAAATCAGAAGATCAACAAATAAACTCATAACATGGCAGTAACAGGATCATCAACAGATGCTAGCGGAGATCAACTATTAGTTAGTCTTAAGACACCTTATGAAAATGTAACCGAAGTATTAGGATTTACTGATGTTATTACAGGTGAGGATACTTCTTGTTTTTATAACAAGGATTATAGATGGGGTATTGATGGTGTAACTTATTCTGATTGGGTTACATTAACAGATGCTAACCTGAAATCTTTAGTATTAAACCCAGCAAATAAATTTTGGATTGAATATAGATATACACAAGTTGGTGATTGTACATTAACTTTTGTTTCAATTGCTTTAGAGATTGTTACTGATGGTGGAGTAATATGTAAAATACCACAAATTGATTGTGGTGGAGTTGACGGTTGTTCAGGCGCATTAAACTTAGCATTTGATTGCTGTGATGGTGGTTGGAATCCATATGACATATCTAGAGCTGGTCAAATGTATACTCAGTTGTCTGCAATGGCATCTAATCTATTCGGTTTTTGTGTTGACTATTACAAAACTAAAGCAGATCAAAGAAGTAGAGATGTTATCTTAAAAGAGTATTCATTATTTGATGTTATAAAAGAAGGTGAAGTTAAGATATTAATTCCTGATAATGAATTACCTACTAGGGATATTGCCTTTAATCCATTAATGATGGATTTTCCTGTTCAATTTGAAATTCATATTGTTAAGTCTGCATTCGAAGCAATCTTTGGAATAGGTTCTAAACCGCAAATGAGAGACTATTTATATTTTAAACAATTTATGAATAGGATGTATGAAGTTGATGCAATAGCAGAAGCTGATGATTTTATGTATACTGGATCTTATTGGAGAGTAAGTTTAGTTACGTACCAACAAAGAACGAATGTTGGTTATGAAGATACTGTATTAGGAGATGCAGCTGAAGCTTCTACTGAAGCCTTAGTTTCAAATGTTGAAGAAAAGTTTAGAGTTGAAAGAGAAAATGAATTTAAAGATGTTAGAAAACCTAATGAGTATAATACTATAGGTAGCCAAGCAAATGATTATGTAAGAAGAGCTTTAAATAAAAAGATGACTATTAAAGAAGAGAATGTTTACAATCAGTGGACAATCATTTCTAAATATCATTATTCACTAGGAACATTAACTAATGCATATAATGCAGATCCATCAATTGCTGTTAAATATCGTTATAAAGGTGGATGGACGAATACTGAAAATAGAGCTTTTACATTCTGGTTTAGGCCTCAATATGTTACAGCAGTACAAAAGAATCTAATGTTCGATGCAATATCTAATAGTGCAACCTATCCTATGCTTCGTTTAAATACAAATGTAAACGTTTTCCCTACTGCACCAGCATCCGATGTAATAAAAGTAGGTGATTGGATTAATGTAAGTGGTACTACTTCGTATAATGGTATACAAAGAGTTAAATCAGTTGATACAGCTACTAACACTTTAACTTTAGATACTCCTTATATAGATAGTACAATTACACCAACAGCAAAATTTGCTAAAGAAATAAGCAATACCTTTTTACAATATGATACAGACCAAAATCCTACAACAGTACTAGCAAGCTTTACATTTACTTTAAACTGGTTTATAATTAGTTTAAAGGATTCAGGAGTTAACAATTATTATAAGTATGATTTATCAAAAGCAACCTTAGCTCCAGTAGCATTAAATAAAGGTAAATGGTATGCTGCTACTATTAATTTAAATAATTTAGCTAAACAATTATCATTATTCTTATATAATGCTAAAGATGTAGCAGGATCAATTAATCCAGAAAAGTCCTCTGATCTTACAAGGATTTTTACTGAGACTAAAACAATACCAGAAACAGGAATGATTGATGGTTATGCATGGAAATTATTAGGTTGCCAAACTGATTTAACTAACATTAGAATATGGAGCCAACCGATAGAAGAAGGATTACAAGAATTAATTTTAAGTCAATATGTAGTAAAAGATTCTCATTTAGCTTTATTATTAGATAATGCTTCACCAGAATTATTACTACCAACCGTTACTAACCCAAGGTAACTTGGAATATATATTATAAATTTAGTTATATGAAAGAAACATCGAAAGACAAGTTTCGTGATAGTTTAGGAGATCTCTTAAATGATTTACCTGATGAGGTAGAAGGATTAGGAGAAAACCAATTAGACCTTAAACCTGTCAGTAGTGATAGTGGACAAGGTGCTCAATTAGTTAGGGCTAAGAATAAGGCTGAAAAGGTAATGAATAGTCTATTAACTTTTTATTTAAGTGAAGAGATTATTGCAGAGCATGAATATATTAGAGCTAAGGCTCAATTAGATGAATCTGCATTATCTATGTTAATAAGACAGATGCAAAATAGTGAAATAGCAATTACCTTATTAATGGAAACTATACATGAAGGTGATGTTTCACCGAGGATGTTTGAAGTACTTAGTGATTTACAAAGAACTCTTTTGGATATTATTAAAAGTCAAACAATGTATATGGTGGCAATTGAAGAAAATGCTAAAAAGATATCACGTGATGTTGATATTTACCATAATACTGAAAGCTCCTCATCATCCAATAAACAAAGTGGTATTAAATCTCGAGGGACAAAGGATTTAATGAGAGCTTTACAAGATACAATTAACGAAGAAGATATACAAGACGTCGATGGAAATGAAAATGAAGAATAATTATTTGCTAATTCAAGAAATTGAGCAGCAAGAACAAAAAACATCATCAGGTATTATTATACCTAAGGAAAAACATAACCGAAAGGCTAGGGTTATTAATGCCGGTGAAGCTGAGCATTTAAAAGAAGGCGATGTTATTTTAAAAAATATAGGCAATGGTACAATAACAACATTGGATGATATTGAGTACGAGATAATCCACATTAATGAAATTATTGCTATACTAGAGGAAAACGATGGCTAAACCACAAGCAGAATCAGCAGGATTTGAACTAAAGATATCTAAAGGCCAAGAACAATTTTCATGGACTTCAAAGAAAGTGGAACAATTAATGCTAGCTATTGATGAAGGTTATAAGCCTAAGTCCACGCCATTCTATGAAGGTAATCCTAATCTAAGAAAAGGAAACATTGTATTTAATTATACACCAGATGAATTAAGAGAAATCAAAAGGTGCGCAAAAGATATTGTATACTTTGCTAATACCTATTGTACTGTAATGACAGATCATGGTTTACAGACAATTAATCTAAGACCTTACCAAGAAGAAATGCTAAGGCAATTTCAAGCAGAGCGATTTAATGTTTGTCTTGCAAGTAGGCAAGTTGGTAAAACTATATGTTCATCTATTTTTATTGCATGGTATTCAGTATTTAACTTTGATAAAAATTCGCTAATACTTTCAAATAAGGGTGCTACAACAAGAGAAATTATTGATAAAGGTAAAACTATATTAGAACATTTACCCTTCTTTATAAAGCCCGGTACTCTTAAATGGGATGTGTTTAACTCCAAGTTTGATAATGGTTGTAGGATCATAGGTCAAACTACAACTAAGAAAGCAGCAATTGGTTTTACTATTCATTTATTATTTATGGATGAGTTTGCCCATATACCTGCAAATTTTGTAGATACTTTTTATGAAAATGTATATCCTACAGTTTCAGCATCAACTAATTCTAAAGTAATAATTACCAGTACACCTAATGGCTTTAATAAATTTTATGATATTTATACTGCCGCTGATAAAGGGTTAAGTGAGTATACACCATTCCGAGTTGATTGGTGGGATGTTCCAGGTAGGGATGATAAATGGGCACAACAAGAAATTGCTAATTTAGGTAGTGATGAAGCTTTTAACAGACAATACGGAAATCAATTTATAGCAGGCTCTTCTTTATTATTAGGGGCCGCTAGTTTAAAAAAGCTTACTGAAAATCAAATAGAATTTGAACATAAAGAAATACCAGAATTTGATGATGCTGAAATTGATTACTCTGGTTTATTATGGAAGCCAGGTTTTAATTTAGATGAAATTGAAGAAGATTATAATTATTGGGTATTCTCTGTAGATATTGCAGAAGGTGTAGGTGGTGATTATTCTGTTATTAATATCTTTCAAGTAAAAATGCTAGATTTTAAAGATTGGAATGGTGTAACAACACCAGGAAGTTTTGTTGACTTTTTTGGAATAAGCCAAGTAGGTAGATTTAGAAGTAATTCTCATACTATTGAAGAATTTGCAAAATCATTGTATATTTTATCATTTGATTTATTTTTCTCAGAAAATGTAAAACTAATTATAGAATGGAATATGTTTGGTGGTGAATTAATAAAAAGGATGGAAACAGTATTTCCTCAAAGAAATGAATTTGATGAAGAATCAATCGTTAAATTTAAACACAGAGTAGATGCTAAGATAAAACAATTTGGCCTTAAGGTAAAGAAAGACAATAAACCAATTTTTTGTCAAAATTTTAAAAAATACATTTCGCAAAATAAAATTCAAATATTTGATAAAGAAACTGTAAAAGAATCTTCTACATTTGGAAAGCTACCTAACGGTTCATATGCAGGGCAATTAGGTAATGATGATTTAATTATGACTTGTATAAACAGTTCAGAGTTCTTCACTACCTTAGATTTCTCTGATTTTGTTGAGGAGATTTATGATGTAATAGATCCAAGCATACAAATTAAAATTGAAGAAATTTTAGAAAAAGATTCAAAGGGTGGGAATCTGAATTTTGATATCTATGACTTAGTATAAAAAGTAGATACTTGGTAGATATATAAAAAAACTAATAAACAAAAAAAATATAATACAAGATGGCACTAGATCCAAAAATCGCTTCTCTTAAAGCTGCAGGTACATATCGTTTCGAATTTGACAAAAGTCAAGTAGTAAGTATTCCTGCAAATCAAACACGACTTATAGTCGGTTTCTCTAGGACAGGCCCGTTTAATACTCCTGTCTTTATTCCAGATACAGCTTTCTTTAAGCAAGTATATGGTGATATTGATAGAACCTTAGAAAGAAAAGATTCTTTTTTCCACAGAAGCTGCTTGACAGCATTGGAAAGAGGACCAATTCTTGCACTAAATTTACTTACATTAACTTCAACTGATTTAGTATATGCTAATAGGTTTGCAACATCGGCTACGCCAGATGTTCAACGTAACTTAGGATATCCTTCTGGAACAGACGGTTATGAATTCAGTAAGTTTTATAATACAGACAAATTCTGGTATCCAGATACTGATTCATTCTTAACTAACATGAACGCTAACACTAGCGTATTAGGTTCAGATAAAGTAAATGATTTCTTTGATATTGTTAATTTAGGACAAAATCCTATATCTGTAATTGCAAAAAAATCTGCACCTGGAAATGTTTTACCTTACCAAGTAACAGTTGAAGAATGGTATGGTTCTGCTAATGTACCAGGCTTTTTGGATAAAGATAGTTTAATATCTGACTTCTTTGTTGACGTCTTTGTGATAGACGGTAACTTTGGTGGTAAATTTGCAGATGTTGAACCTTATAAAAGATTTGAATCAGATCCAACATTCCAACAATATTTTAGTGCAACAGAAGGATTAAAAAGAAGAGTATTAGATAACGATGCTACTGATACAAAAATTGCACAATTTTTTAATGAACCGGAAGTAAACTTAGTTGCAACTTATACTGCATGTTTAATTCCTGATTTTGTAGATCTATTAGGTAATAACCTTTTCGTTGAAAAAGTTATTAATGCTGATACTGCATCGACTGGTTTATTCTGTACTGTAAATGAAGATTTATTTAGTGGAGATATACTTATTGATGGTGTTGCTGGTGGAATTGATCTAATAGGACATAATCTTGAATATACTCAAACTGCAAGTTCTCAAACTGATATTAATATGTTATCATATAGTGGAACAATCGTTTCTGATTTAGCTTATGCTAGAACGGTAGAAGCTGGAACTGTAGCGGCTGTTACGACTAGTACTATGACAACATCAATAATATCTGGTGGAACTGACGTACAAATAGTAGCAACAAATTCAAATGCTGCTAAAGATGCAATATTTACTGCAATGAAAACTATGACAGCAAATACTGCTACAACAGTAGGATCATTTATACAAGGAACAGTAGGGGCTACAACATTTTGGGTTCCAGTTACTTTAGTTACAGCAGCTGCCGCAGGTGGTACTGTTACAAGTATACAAGTTTCAGCAGTTGGAGGTATAACGCCAGCAATAATGTTAAAAGCAACATATACATTTGTAAATGAATCTGCAATTGACTTTATAGCTGATGAATTTCCATTAGCAAACGCAACAGCCGGTATTATAGGTGGTTACGGTTCTGCTCCATTAGCTGCATTTTCTATAGGAACATTAACCGATGGAGATGAAGCAGTTTACAATGTAGGTGGAGTTCAACAAACATCATTCTTAAGATTTGTTTCTACAACATATGGTTTTATTCCAAGTGCTGTTCCAACAGGAACTCCTGCAGGAACGCCTTATGCAATATCTGATTCAGCTTATTTTCCATCTGCTGTAAGAATAATACCTTACCAAGATGCTGATTTTACAACTTTACAAGATCATGCTAATTTTACTTTAGATGGTGCAGGATTATTCCTAACATCTAAGGCAGTTGCAGTAGCAGCAAATACTTTAAACGTACAAACATTAAAAGGATCAAATAATTTAACAATAGCTATTTTAGGTGATTCTAATAAAGAAACTGCTATCTTACCTAATCAAGTTGTAATAGATTCAACAAACCCTCAAATTGCAAAAGTAATCGTAGGAAATTACTTAGTACATTCTGAAGGTAGTTCAACGGCGCCATCAAGATTAACAAGAATTAATTCTGTAAGAACAGCAACTCCTGCTGAATTTCCATTATCAATTCCTGCAGCTGGATCTGGTGTATTAGTAACAACTCAATCAGAGATTGATATTAATACTGTAAACTCTATATTATACGTGGAACTATATAGACCAATTGACAGATGGATAGATTTTTTAAATATCTTTGAATTACCTGGATATGCATATCCATTAACTAAATTACCAAATGGTACTAATTCAAGACAAAATGAAATATTAAGTCCAATTCTGTTAGGTACACAATTAGCTAACGCCTTAACTGATAGAGAAACTATTAACTTCCGTTATTTAGTAGATACATTCGGAAATGGTATAGAAGCAAATTGTAAATCTATATTTACTAAATTATGTGGAGCAAGGAAAAATGCATTTGCAATTGTTAATGCACCATCAGCAAAAGATTTTAGAACTAATACAAATCCAGTGTTTACAACAATAACTGGCCAACTATCTTCTAAGTTTATTGCAGAAGGTGGAGATCTTAGTAAAAACCCAACGATTAGATATTCGTTACCATCAGCAACAAGCGATGGTTCTTATGGTGGATATTATTATCCATTTGTAACAGTTAGAGATTTAGGTAAGAATATAAACGTACCTCCTGCTGCAAACGTATCTAATAATTTTATACTTAAATATGAAAACGCATTACCTTGGTCAATCGTGGCTGGTGTAAGACGTGGAGTTATTGGTGGAAATGGGGTTGTAGGTTTAGAAATAAATCTTGATACAACAGATCGTAACTTTTTGGAACCATTCGGATTAAATCCAATTGTATTCCAAAGTGGAACAGGACCAACTATATTTGCAAATAAAACTGCTCAACAGGTTCCAAAATCTGCTTTAAGTTCTATTAACGTTAGAGAGGTTGTAATTTATATCCAAGATGGTATAGATGCAATTCTTAAAAACTACTTATTTGAATTTAATACAGCTCAAACAAGATTAGAGATAAAAACATTAGCTGATAATTTCTTATCAACTGTTCAAAATGATGATGGAGTTTTTGATTATAGAAATATAATGGATGAAACTAATAATACACCAGAAGTTATTGATCAGAATGTAGGTATCCTAGATACATATATTGAACCAGTAAGAGGAATGGAAATTCTTGTACAAAGAACAACTATTCTAAGAACCGGTGCAATTAGTACAGGAAACTTCCAATAAGAGGTTAGTTAAGACGAATATATAAAAAAACAAAATAAATTATGCCGTTACCACATTATACCCAGTCAAGGGCCAGTAGCCAAAGGTACGAACCTATACAGGCGAACCTTTTTGAGGTAACTGTATTTTCACCATTAGGGGATGATACAGGACTTATCTTAGAGCAAGTAAACTCAATTGGAGGTTTAAATAACTTAAACCCATCGATTGATCCAGTAGGTCAAAAATATAAATTTGCCGATAGGTCATACGCAGGTATGCCAGGTCAAACTTTTGTTGATCTAGCTCTTAACTTCAGTCTTAACTTGAATGAAGCTAATGAAAACTATATCTATAATACATTCCGTAATTGGAGTAATATAATCTATGATCCATTAACTGGTGAAATGGGATTAAAGAAAGATTACGTAGGTAGTATGATAATTGTTCAATATAATAGAGCAGGAGATATTTTCAGAAAGATTACATTTAAAGATGTATTCCCAATTTTGCAAATGGATTTTGTGGATGAACTAAACTATACTACTCCAGACGCAGTTGATTTAACAATGACTTATCGTTGTGATCATTGGGTTGAAGAGAACGTAGGATCGTAATATAAATTAATTTAATATAAACTGGGATTGTTTTTATAGCTATCCCAGTTTTTTTACCTTCGCCTTAATATATAATATAAATTATATAATATAGAAACATGATTATCTATAAATTACAACAAGAAAAAACAAACAAAGTTTATATAGGTTATTCAGTAAATGATAACCCTAATAACTTTGGTACAGGAAAATACATTAAACGAGCAGTAAAGGATTTTGGAACTAGAGCATTTAAGCGAGAAGTTATGGAAGTCTTTAAAGCTGATGAATCGTTAAGTGATGTTTTAAAAAGAGTAGAGCATTGGATTAATAAATTTAAATCTGATAATCCTAAATATGGTTTTAATGAAACTGTACAGGAGCTTATTCCACAAAGAAAAAGATTAACTAAAAAATTGCAAGTATTATTAACTCCTAGTGATGAAGATAGTCTTAATGCAATTATTATACAAAAATCAATGGAAAATAGAATTAAACCTGTTGCCATTTCAAGATATGTTAGACAGTTAATAGTAGAGCATATAGTTGAAGAAACAACCACAGAGAAAAAATTAATAAAAAACAATTAAATAATGTCAGAGCACGAAGAAAATATTAAGAAGGAATTTGCAGCAGCTGAAGGTATACCAGTAGAAGCTACAGAAACTCCTAGAGATGTAGTTACAGGTTTAGGAAAGGTTGATGTTGCTAGACAAATGAATAAAGTTACTAATGATGATCCTGAAGTTCAGAGATTAAATGCAATGGTAGGTTATACTCGTTTGGATCTTAACAGCTTTCCGTCAAAAGGTAAATTTTATAGAGAAGATTTTGAAATTCATATTAGACCTGCAAAGGTTGCTGAGGTTAGAACCTTTTCTACAATTGATGAAAATAACCTAAAGGAAGTAGACGAAGGTTTAAATAACATTGTAGTATCATGTTCTAAAGTAACGTATGGTACGCAAAGAGGATCTTATAAGGATATTCTTGAAGAAGATAGAATTTATTTAATACTATCAATTAGAGAGTTAACCTTTAAAACTGGTGAGCAAACATTAATGATGCCAATAAGTAGAAAATCATGTAAGACTTCTAGTTGTAATTCTCAAGAATCTGTAGAATTAAGAACAGATAATTTACAGTTTAATTCTGTTGTAGAAAGATTTGAAAAATACTATGATGAAGCTGATAAATGTTATTCGGTTGCAACAAAAAATTATGGTATTATTAAAATGGCTCCACCGACAATAGGTGTAATGAGGGCGATAACTGATTATATCAGAGATAGAGAAGAGAAAAACCAAAGCTGGGATAAATCTACTCTAGCTATCTTACCTTATCTACAGAGAGAATGGAGAGGTTGGAATGAAAAAGATATATTCTCTAAGATTACATCTTTTCAAGGATGGGATGCTACAAAATATACAATTGTCTACAGATTAGCTGAAGATATGAAAGTCGGTGTTAAACCGGAGATGGTATTTCCATGTAAAAGCTGCGGTGAGGGGGTCACCGTTCCGCTAACGTTTCCCGGCGGTATCAAGGCTTTGTTCCTTATTCCAGATATCTCTACTGAACTTCTTTAAAGTTAGAGTATTATTATTAGAAAAGTTGCATCTCCAACCTTCAGAGTTGGATTTGCTTCCTTTCTATGAATATGAGTACACATTAGAAATCTATAATGACTTGTTGAAAGAGCGCAATAAGCAAGAGCAACAAAATACTAAAGACACCAACGATAAATACAATATGGATGGGATGGCTAGTAAATTTAAAACCCCTACAATGCCAAAAATCTCCATGCCTAAATTTTAAAAATAAAATCTAAATGGCTGTTGTAACTTTAAAAGACTTAATGGATCCTTTAACTAAGATCCAGGCTGCGACAGAATCTACCGCAGAATCATTAGACGCATTAACTGTAGCTGTTGCATCTACTGGCCAATCATCTGGTGGTGCAGTACAAACACAAATTCTAAAAGAATTAAAAATACAAACCGCGTTAATGAAAAAAGACTCTGGTGGTGGTCTTGCTGGTTTATTAGGCGGTAGTGGCGGTAAGGGTTCAAAAGGAATGGTTGATGGTGGTAATGCATTTAAAATGTTAGGTGCTGGTACTGTCGATATGGCTAAAGGTTTATTAATCTTTATGCTAGTTCCTGTAAAGACTATTAAGAAGTATAATGACTTTGTTAAAACTCAAATAGAGTTATGGTCTAAATCAGATCCAAAGAAAATGAATGCAGGTGCTAACGCTATGATGACTATAGGTGATTCAATTCTGAAATTCTCTAAAGCCTTAGCTCTATCTGCTCTTTTATTAATACCAGCTGCAATAGGTCTTCCATTATTATACATAGCTACTGCTTTAGTAGTTCCTCTATTCCTTTTACTAGGTATGGGTGAAAAACAAATAGCCAAAGGTTCAAAAGCATTGGATACGATAGGTGATGGTTTAAAATCATTTGCAGTAGGCTTAGCTTTATTTGCATTAACTACATTCTTTATTTTAATGGCACCTGCTATATTAGTAGGAATGGTTGCTTCATTAGTTTTAATAGGTGGTGCTGTTGCTTTATTAGGATTATTTGATAAACAGATATCAAACGGTTCTATTGCTTTAGCAATGATGGGAATAGGATTAGTTATATTTGGTTTAGGTTATGCTCTATTTGCATTCGCTGTTGCTAAGACAGCACCAACACCTGAAGCTATTGCGTTACAAGCAGGAGTCTTAGTAGGTATTGGTATAGTAACTGCTATTTTAGGTTCTGCATTTAGTTTAATTATTCAAGGTGCAGCTTCATTAGCTTCTATGGGTTTAGGTTTATTAGTATTTGGAATAGGTTATATACCATTTGCACAGGCAACTAAAGATACTACATTAGAAGATATTGGTATACAGTCTGCATTATTAACAGCAATGGGATTATTGTTTGCTGCTGCCGGTTTTGGTGCAGTAGCTATTATACCAGGTGCAGCTGCATTTGCCGCTATAGGTGTTGCACTATTGGCACTTGCCCCAGGATTAACAGCAATTAAAAAGGTTGACTTTACTGAAGATGATGCTCTTAAATTAACTACTACATTAGCTGGTGTAAAAGCAGCATTTATAGGACCGCCTAGTGGAGGTGGTGTTGGTGGATTCTTTAGTTCTATTGGTGGAGCTTTAACTGGAGCAGTTGATTCTGTTAAAATGATAGCAGCAGCCGCAGGATTTGGTGCAGCAGGATTATCATTAATAGTATTATCAAAAGGTTTAAAAGCATATCAAAAATTAGGTTGGACTTCTGATGAAAGTTTACAATTAGCAACAGTATTATCAGGAATCAGTACAGCATTTGCGCAAGCAGGTGGTGAAGCTGCAACACCAACAGGTATATTTGGTTCAGTATTTGGAAATGCATTTAGTCCTAATGCCACTAAAAAAGGTATTAGTTCTGTAATGGATGCAGGTAAAGCATTAACTAATATAGCAGGAGGTTTAACTGAATTTCAAAAATTAGTAGATAGTAAAGTAGACTTTGTCGTATTAGGAGATGCTATAGCTAAAACAGTTGGATTTATACAAAGAGCATTTGCTGCCGTTGCTGAAGAAGGTAATGTTGATGCAGGTGGATTCTTTGGATCTTTATTTGGAATTAAAAAGAATAAAGTAGCTGAAGGTTTAGCTTCGGTGCAAGGCGCAGGCTCGGCTTTAAAGGATATTGCAATTGGTTTAACTGAATTTCAAAAATTAGTTGACTCTGAAGTAGATTTTGATGTAGTTGGTGCTGCTATATCTAAATCAATTGGTTTTGTACAAGAAGCGTTTTCAGCTATTGCAACAGAAGGTAATGTAGAAGCTGGTGGTTTCTTTGGATCTTTGTTTGGAATTAAAAAGAATAAAGTACAAGAAGGTATACAATCAGTCCAAGGTGCAGGCGATGAATTAAGTAAAATAGCAGGAGGTTTAAGTACCTTTGCAGGTATTGAAAATCCAAAAGCAGTTGCTGGAAAGATTAAAGCCGTAATAGGTATGGTAGGTAACGCATTTGCTGCTGTTGGTGGAATGGAACAAAAAGATTCTGGTTTCTTTGGTTTAATTAGCTGGGATGAAAATTTAGTTGAAAAAGGTATTGATGCCGTTGATGGTGCAGGTGCTGCATTAACAGATATAGCCGGTGGACTTAAAGCATTTTCACAAGATGGATTAAAACCTGAAAAGGTTTCAAAATCAATTGGAAGATTATTAACTTCTATTGGAACTTCGTTTGCAACGTTATATGCATCAAATCCATTTATCTCTACGCAGTTAAGTGACTTTAAATCATTCATAGTAACATTAGGAGATGTAGCAGAAAAAGGATTATTAGATAAGGCGGCAGATGGTATTACTAAAATTGCAGATGCAATTAATAAAATAGATATTGAAAAGACAGTTGCCTTTGGTGATTTATTTAAATCTGGTTCCGAGTTACCTAGAAGAAGAGATGGTTATGTAGCTTTAGCAAGAGCAGTTGAAGAAATTAGAGATATAATGGCTGAATCTCCTAACACTGGAGGTGGCCTTAAAGGAGCAATAGGTCGAGGAATAGATTCATTAACAGGTAATACTTCAAAATCACCATCTAGTGATTCTGGTAGTGCTGACTTTAAAAAATTAAATACTACATTAATAGCATTGAATTCTACACTGAAACAATTACCTGTAAGTATAACTACTGGTATTTCAAACTTAGATACTGGACAAAACGGTTCTGTATATTCTTAATCACTAAATAAATAAACATGAATACTAAATACACCGCTACCTTTAAAATGGATAAAGGAGATATTACATTCCGTCTTTATGATGAAACTCCAATAAACACTGGAAATTTTATTGCTAAAGCAGAGGATGGTAAATATAATGGCCAAAGTTTTGATAGAGTTATACCAGGCTTTATGGTACAGCTAGGCCCAAAGAATAAAGAAGGCGATCTCCCCAATGGTGATTATCCATATTTATATGATGAATTAGAAATGCCTAGAAGAAAAAAGAATAATAACTTTCATGCTTATGGCGTTTTAAGTGCTGCTAATACTGGATCACCGCATACTGCAATGGGTGCATTCTTTATTTGTTTAAGCCGAAGAGGAACTCAACATTTAGACCCAGGTCATACAACATTTGGTCATGTCATTGATGGAATGGAATTAATTGAGCAGATTGCAGAAGGCGATACTGTTAATAATATAATTATTTCACTTACTTAACAATTTCTTAAAACTAACTTTAACTTTAGCTATATAAATTATATAACAGTTAAGGTAAAAAAGTATAGTATGAAGAAAAATATAGTTTGGTTTGATTTAGAAACCACAGGAATAAGTACATCATCAGATCGTATCATAGAGATATGCATGATTAAAACCGATTTTGACGGTAATGAGATTGAGACTTATAATCAATTAGTAAACCCAGGTAATGTAGAGATGAGAGCCGAAGCTGAAGAAAAGCATGGCATATCTTTAGAGATGTTAAAGGATAAACCTACCTTTGAAATGATAGCATCTGAAATAAACGATTTTATTGGTGATTGCGACTTAGGAGGGTATAATGCCTTATTCTTTGATGTACCATTCTTATGTGAGGAATTTATGAGATGTGGTATAGCATTTAATCATAGAGGTCGAGCAGTAATGGATCCTTTCCTTATTTATAGCAATTATGAAAAGAGAGATTTAACTAGTACTTACAAAAAGTATACTGGTAAAGATTTAGAAGGTGCGCATAGAGCTGAGGCTGATGTTAGAGCTACAATGGAAATATTTCAAAAACAAAGAGAAGTATACCAAATGGCTGATACTGCAGAAGAAATAGATAAGGAAGTAAATACTCGTAGAGCTGATCAGGTTGATTTAGGTGGTAAATTAAAATTTGCTGATGTAGACGGTAAAAGAACTATTGTATTTAATTTTGGTAAACATAAAGGAAAACCTTTTAGAGAAATATTTGAAAATGATTTTAACTATCTTACATGGATAATTGAAAAAGGCGAATTTTCTAAAGAGCTTAAGATTATATTAACTAAATTAATTGCTAAGTTTAAAGCTGAAGAAAATAAAAATATAGAAATGCCATATTAATCTTTCAGAAATAGAAAAGATTTGTTATTATTATAATATACTAAACATAAAGATAAGATGAATAGATTAGAAAATTCGAGTTTGGCTGAGAACCTTACTTTTCATAACCATGATTTTAAAGCAGCAATGGAAGATATAGAAAAAGTATGTGGCCCAGTAATGTACACAGATCCAGATGTTGATGAAAAGACTCAAAATGAATGGGAGATGATGACAGAGGATGGAACTCCATTTACTATCTACGACTTTAAAGAATATCGTGAATATGATAAAACTGAAAAGATTAGATGGCATATAGCATCAGGTAATAGATTTGGTTCAAAGAAAGGTTATGAGGAATTAAAAAGAGGATTTCATTTACATCCAAAAATTGAGTATAATATATAAAGATTATAATTACGTTCTTTGATTTATTGGGGGTGACCGGTTTTTGACAATTAGATTGAGATAAAAACTACAGTACTGGGTGATGACCTACATCAATCTTAGCCGACAACGCTGAGTTAGCAATGGCTGCCTAAGTAGGTAAGCAGTGCTCATCATATTATTAGTATGCTTGTAAATAATCGAGATGTAAAAGGAAGCAAGATGTGGTTTAGTAATGTACCCGTTAAACATTACAACCAATAGAGCCTTTATGATTTTGTGGCCATGGAACATCAAAATCTGATTTTGGAAGTTTAAAGAAACTTATCCTAAGCTGTAAGAAATGTTTTTAAGGATACTTATTGGACGTGGGTTCGAATCCCACCACCTCCACAATGCGAAAGTAGCTCAGTCGGTAGAGCATCAGTTTACCAAGCTGAGGGTCGCGGGTTCGAATCCCGTCTTTCGCTCAATATTATTAAAAAGGGGGATTAGCTCAGCTGGCTAGAGCGCCTGCCTTGCACGCAGGAGGTCAACGGTTCGACTCCGTTATTCTCCACAACAATTAAAATTAAATATATATAGATTATGAAGAAGTTTTTAAGTACATGGTATCCAATTATTATAGGATTTATAGCAATGCTATATTCAATAGGATTAGGATTATTTGGTTATACTGCCGAAGCGCAATATTCTGCTCATTGGTCAGGAACAATATTATTATTTGCAATTGCAATTAGACAAAGACGCGCATCATGAATATTGTAATGTTTATAGTAGGAGCAGTAATATTTACTAGCTACATTGTAGGTTTAGTGTGGAACATAGGTTACAGCGCTAAAAAAAGTAAAGAAGAAAATTATGGTTATTATTCCAGGCATAACCAACCTGAACAAGACGAATTAAAATAAATAAGTAATTATGAGTACGAATGATCAAAACCCTAGCAATGGCCAAAACAGTCAGGTAAACGACGCTAGAAATAACTTTAATCAAAAGGTTGATAAGTTAGCTATGTTAGGTAAAACAAAAAAGGTACAGTGGGATGCTAAAAGAAGACACCGTGCAATCTGATATGAAAGAAGATTACGATTATGTAATAAAGGCAGTAAGGAATAAAGATAATAAGCTTATTCATTACCCTTCACTAAAAAATCTTATATCTATTTTTAAAACCAAGTGGAGTTTAACAAGAAATAAAAATAGGCTAGATGTTTATTTGCATTCTCTTAATGTTAATCTTAAAAGATCCGTCAGGTAAACAAATAGTAAAATTGACTATATAAAAATAAAAATATGGCAGTAAGTATTGAAAAGAAATACCAAAAGTTAACAGATACAGAACATGTATTGTTAAGACCAGGTATGTATGTAGGTTCTATTAAGCCACATACCGAAGAAGTATTTTTACCTATGAAAGGTAAAGATCAATTTCAACTTACTGAAGTAACTTATAATCCTGGATTCCTTAAACTGTTTGATGAAATAGTTTCTAACTCTGTTGATGAACATAAAAGAAATACTAAGCTTAACAAAGTTAAAGTAGATATAGATATGTCTACTGGTTTAATTTCTATATGGGATAATGGAGGTATACCTGTAAAGATTCATAAAGAGTATGATGAGTGGGTACCAGAAATGATATTTTCTAATTTAAAGGCAGGTAGTAATTTTGATGATACTGAAGATAGAGTTGTTGTTGGAACAAACGGTGTAGGTAGTACATTAACAAATATATTCAGTAAAGAATTTATAATTGAAACTTGTGATGGGCAAAAACATTTTGCACAAACCTTTAAAAATAATATGTCTGAAAGGACTAAGGCAAAAATCACCAATAAGAAAACTGCATATACTAAAATAACATATCTTACTGATTTTGAAAGATTTGGTTTAAAAGGTATTAATAAGAATCATTATTTAATGATAACTAAAAGACTTATTGATATTGCTGCATGTAATCCAACTCTTAAAATATTTTTAAATGATAAACCGATTGCCTTTAAAACTTTTAAAGATTATGCAAGTCGTTATGTAACTCCAGTATTTTATGATCAATCAGAACATTGGAAAATTGGAATAGGTCATTCAAAAACTGGCTTTAAGGCAATATCATTTGTTAATTCTGTTGAAACTAAAGATGGTGGTACTCATGTTAATAATATAGACTGGCAAATTACATCTTATCTTAGAGATAAAATAAAAAGAAAATATCGCGTAGATGTAAAACCTTCTGAATTAAGACAGCATTTATATCTGTTTATTAATTGTACTGTTATTAATCCATCTTTCTCTTCTCAAACTAAAGAAAAATTAATAACTCCACCAAAAGATTTTGGTACAAGTCATGTATTAAGTGAAAAGGTTTTAAGACAAGTTTTAAATTCTGAAATTATAGAATCTGTTTTAGATTGGATTAATCGAAAACAGGAAGCTGATGAAAGAGCAAAGCTTAGAAAATTAAATAAAGGTTTAGATAAAACTAAAGTTCTTAAATTAATAGATGCAAAGAAACGAGGTGATAGAGAAAAATGTACACTTGCAATATTTGAAGGTGATTCTGCATCATCTGCATTTAGAAGATACAGAGAACCACAATATCAAGGAGCATTCCCACTAAGAGGTAAATTTATTAATGTTAGAGAATTGCCTGCATCTAAGGTTGTACAGAATAAAGAGGTACAATCAATGATGGCTGCTATGGGTTTAAAGATCGGTCATGAACCTAAAGATTTAAGGTATGGTAAAATACTTTTGTATACCGATGCTGATGTAGACGGTAACTCTATTGCAGCATTATTAATTAATTTCTTAGGTAAGTATTGGCCAGAATTATTTAGTGAAGGTAGGATCCTTAAAGTAGAAACACCTCTTATGGTTGCAAAGAAAGGTAAAGAATCATTAAACTTTTATTCTGATGATGATTATAAGGTATGGGAATCCAAACAAAGAAATCTTAATAGCTGGTCAATAGAATACAAAAAAGGTTTGGCCGCATTGGAAGATGCAGAGTATAAGGAGATCATTAGAAGCCCGAGAACATTCACACTTACAAAGGATAACGGATTTAACAATACTTTAGATATATGGTTCTCGAAAGATTCTACTCCTCGTAAAGGCAAGATATTAGGTGAAGAGATAATAATTAAAAACAATAAATCATTATTTTAGATGAAGAGCAATAGAACAGTAACATCCTTTTTTGATAAAGAATATTTAGAGTATGCAAGATACGTTGTAGAGAACAGAGCTATACCGAGTTGTATAGACGGTCTTAAGCCTACACAGAGAAAGGTTGTTTATATTGCAAATAAGATATGGAAAACAGGTAATGAAAAACCAATGAAGCTTTTTCAACTTGCAGGTAGGGTAGCAGCTGAGGCATTTTATCATCATGGTAATACTTCATTAGAATCTTCAATGGTTGGAATGGCACAAAAGTTTAAAAACTCATTACCATTATTAGAAGGTGTAGGTCAATTTGGTTCTTTAAGAAGTCCAGCTGCAGGTGCACCTCGTTACATAAGTGCAAAATTACATCCTAATTTTAGATTATTGTATCAGGATTTTGATTTATTAGAAAATAAAATAGAAGAAGGTGAAAAAATAGAACCTGCATTCTTTTTACCAATTGTACCAACTGTTATATTAAATGGAACATCTGGTATTGCTGTTGGTTTTGCTACTAATATTTTAAATAGAAATCCTAAAGATGTAGTAGATGCATGTATTGCTACTCTTAATAATAAAAGAATGAAAGTATTAGCACCTTGGATACAGGAATTTAAAGGTACTTTTACTAGAGATTTGGAAAATCCTAAAACCTGGAAAATAAAAGGAGAGTATAAAATTATTAATACAACAACAGTAAAGATAACTGCAATACCTCCAAATTATACTTATGAAAGATATGAAGAGATTTTAAATCTTTTAATGGAAAAAGGTGTAATTACAAGCTATGATGATAATTCTTCTGAAACAATTGAGTACATATTAAAATTTAAAAGGTCAATATTAAATGACTTAGTTTCAAAAGGTAAGTTAAATAATGCACTTAGGTTAAATACACAAGAAACTGAAAATTTAACAACGATAGATGAAAATGGCGAACTTAAGATATTTAATAAAGCTGAAGATATTGTACAGCATTTTGTAATTGTAAGATTAGCTTGGTACCAAACCAGAAAAGATTACCTAATAGATAAGACAGAAAAGCAATTAGCCTTAGTTACAAATAAAGCTAGATTTATTAATGATATAATAAAAGGTAAATTAAAAGTAAATAATGTACCTAAAGAAACCATCGTTACTTATCTTAAAACAAATAAGTATGATACTGTTAACGGATCTTATGATTATCTTTTATCAATGGCAATTCATTCATTAACAAAAGAGAGATATGAAAAGCTGTTATTAGAAAAGGCAAATTGTATTATTGAATTAAAAACTTTAAAGGGTACTGATCCTAAAGAAATGTACTTAACTGATCTTAAGAAATTAAAAGCATCAATTAAGTAAACTTTTTTAAAAAAAGACATATAAAAATAAATCCAATACTTATGAACACTTACAACTTTTCTATTAATAAAGATAAGAGACTATCATTGGAGGCTGAGTCTGAAGAAGCTGCATGGAAATGGTTAGCAAAGACTAAGAACCTTACAATAGAACAAGTAAAAAAACTTTATAAAATTAAATTAAATAAAAAATGATACAAGAACAATCATCAACTGTTGATTCATCAATGATCAACAAATACGTTTATAACTTTGCTACTAAATCGCTTAAGGTTGAATTTACAGGTGGAGCTTTATATGAATATGCTAATGTAGAACCTGAATTATATGATAACTTATGTAAAGCAGATTCTATTGGTAAATTCTTTAACGAACAAATTAAAAATAATTTTGAACATACACAACTACTAACAGATTAATATGAATAAAAATATAATTTACGACGCGCTTAAGGCACAATTTGAAGCACAAAGACAACTTGCATTAGCAACATTAACAATCTATATGACTAATCCTGTAGGTATAGGAGAACATCCTCAACATATAGAAGAAATGGAAAAGTTAACTAGATCGTTAGCAGAGGCTGATGATTGTTTAGAAACATTAAAAAGAAATTTTGAAATAGCAGAAGTAGGAGCGGATGAATAAAATTATATTAATAGGAAAGGCCGCTGCTGGAAAAGATCATATGAGAAAGGTTTTAGAAGGTAGAGGTTTTACATACGGTACATCATATACAACTAGACCTCCTAGAGAAGGGGAAATTGATGGCCAAGATTATTATTTTATATCTGAAAAAGATTTTAAAGCTTTTGCTGATAATAATTATTGGTATGAATATGTTGAATTTAATGGATGGTTTTATGGTACAAGCTATGAGCAATTCAAAACCACATGTAATCTATTTGTAATGACACCTAAAGGAGTTGCAGAAGTTAATCCTATTGATAGAAAAGATTGTACTATCATTTATTTAGATATACCTTTAGCAATCCGAAAGCAAAGATTACAACTAAGAGGTGATCTTAATGATAAGATAGAAAGAAGAATTACTGCTGATGAATTGGATTTTGATAATTTTACTGATTATGATATTGTAATAAACAATTCTAACTTTTAACTATATAAAAATAAAACAATGAGTAAATTTATTATAATAGAAGGTACTGATAATGTTGGCAAAGATACACAACAAGATTTAATTATTAAAAATATGAGTGATCATGTTTTTCATAAGCTTCATTATTCATCATTACCTTTTAAAGATGACAAAGAAAAACATGCAACTTATTCAAATAAGTTATATGAAACGATGTTTCAATTAATGATGAAATCAAAAGTTGGAAATTTAAAAGATGATTTAGACATTAATCTTATTTTTAATAGATCTCATTTAGGTGAGAGTGTTTATTCACCATTATATCGAGGTTACTCTGGTGATTTTGTTTTTGATATAGAAAAAAAATATACAAGGGCATTAAGAGAAGATCTTTATTTAATTACATTAACTAATGATCCACATACTATATTAAAAAGAGATGATGGTAAATCCTTTTATGGTAATGAAGAAGAAGTTAAAGCTGAGGTTGATGGATTTACAAGAGCTCATCGATTAAGTACTATTAAAAATAAGTTACATATTAATGTTGGTACAATGAGTGCAATAGAAGTTTCTCATATTATAACAGAATTTCTAAAACATAAAAATACAATAACAGGAGAAAGTAAACAATTAAACATGTTTAAGTAATGTCAAAAGCTGAAGATATAATGTATGATGCTCACTATGAAGGACTTAATAATGATGTCTTTGAGGAATCTAAAAAAATGAGAGCACTAGAACCACAATGGAAATATACAGAATATGGCGATTGTATAGAAGAAGCGTATAAAAGAGTCAAGGCTCGTAAAAATAAAAAGAATGAGAACATATAGAGGAGATACGTTTGCAGAAGTTTATGAAAAAGCATTAATAGATACTTTAGAGAATCCTGATTATACTTCTAAACCAAGAGGTATGGAAATTAAAGAAATTTGTAATGCAGCTTTAGTTATTGATGATCCTTATTTTCCACTTTATGAAAATGAAAAAAGAAGTAGCCAATTTAAATATATTGCTGGTGAAACTATATGGTATTTTACAGGAAGAAAGGATATTGATTTTATAAGTAAGTATTCTAAATTCTGGAAACAATTAGATAATGGTGACGGTACTGTAAATTCTGCTTATGGTAATCTTATATTTAACGAACCTCTTTCTGATGGTAGAAATCAATACCAATGGGCATTAGATTCTTTGATTGAAGATAAAGACTCAAGGCAATCAATTATTCATTTTAATAAACCATCACACCAATGGAAAGGTAATAAAGATTTTGTATGTACTCTTAATGGTATATTTCAAATCAGAGATAATAGATTAAACTTTACAGTTGATATGAGATCTAATGATTTAGTATTAGGTACAGCAACTGATGTAGCATTCTTTTGTTTATTACAACAGCAAATGTTAAAACATTTAAGATTAACTTATCCTGATTTAAAAATGGGTTCTTATACTCATATCGTTCATTCTTTACATATTTATGAAAGACATTTTAATTTAGTAAAAGAAATGTTAACTACACCTTTTTCTCATATGTCTTATCCACCTTTAAATAAAAATCTAATTACCATAAAAGGCCATCCTACTGATAATTTAAATCTTTTAGAATTAGATATTAATTTAGGTTCCCATAATGTTAATGCAGATGCAATAGATGATTCATTATTTAAATGGTTAGCACTTAACAGTAGAGGCAACGATATATAATAAAATAAATCTTCGTGTTGAAATATCTAAAACTTTTTGAACAATTCTTATTAGAGAAAAAACCTAAAGGAGCACCAGAGTGGCATGACTCTGATGCACCAGATGCTGAAGGTAGATTTAAAGATCTTTCTATTAAGGATTTGGCCGCATGGTTAATTAAAACTAGAAATAAAGATTTAAGAAAAATAACTGGATCTTTAAATCAACAGGTAGTTTTTAATAAGAAGAGTGATCCTAAGTATGCTGAAAAGATGGAAAAAACCAGAAAAGCAGTATATAGACAATTAGGTAGAGAAGATTTACTAAAGGAATCAGCAGCAAATGATTCGGCATTAAAAAAAGTTTATCTTGCAACTAAAAGAAGCAGTGGACAAAGATGGTGGAGTTATAAAGGTTTTGCTGGTGATAAATACTTTACTCAAATTACAGAGAATAATATAGATAAGCTTGATATTAATCCTGATTATCCTATATTAAATTACCAAAGTGATATTGTTAATCAATTATTAAAAGAAGGTAGGATCAAAGAAGAAAATATTTATAATCATCCTAAAGATATTAAATTATCTGGTTCTAAAAAGGAATTTCATAAATTAGTTGAAGGTGATGATGCAATACCTAAAACAGTATTTAGTAAAAATGAAGCATTAAGCAATTTAAAGTTTCCTATTATTGCTAAACCATCAGAAGGTCATTCAGGAATGGGTATTCAAATATTTGATAAACCAGAATTATTGGAAGATGCTGATGAAAAGATCTTTGATACATATTCAGAGTTTGTTGATAAAGCCGAAGAACATCGTTTTATGAATTTTAATGGTAAGCCTATCTTTTGGATGGCAAGAACACCAGATAATGAAAAGGCTAAAACTGGTAAAGGTGGAGCTAATGAAGAAATGTCATTTCAATATGAAAGAAGAGATATAAAAGATTTACCTAAGGATTATGCTAAAGTATTAGAAAGATTTTCCAAGATATATGAAAAGTTTCCTTTTATATGTTTTGATGTAATGAAAAGTAAAGATGGAAAAGTTTATGTTATTGAATCAAATGCTCAACCAGGCGTTCCTTTTGATAGTACAGTAGAAATGTACAAAGGTATTTATGAAGACTTTTATAAAAAACCTATTGATTCTCAGTCAATGAAAGAATTAAATAATTATTCAAAAGAGCTAATTGCTAAGACTTTAGCTAAAGATAAGAAAAGATTTTCATAATATTTGAAAAAAGTTCTTAAAAAGTTTTCAGATCCCAATTAAATTGTTTATATTTATACTGTATTATATGAAACAATACACTGTAAACTAATTATATGAATAAAGAAATACCAAAAGATTTTTATATTACATCCGATACATGGTTTGGTAGACCACAGATTCTTCAAATTGCAAACAGACCGTTTGATAATGTAGAAGATATGAATTCTGCTTTAATTAAAAATTGGAATAAAAAAGTAAAGAAAAAAGATGTGGTATTTCATTTAGGAAATTTTGCATGGGATCCAACAACTGCTCGTAAGGTACTTAAAAAATTAAATGGTAGAATCTATTTTTTAAAAGGTAGCCAAGATGAAGCATTGGAAGAAATCATAGATGAATTTCCTAAGGCAGAATTTATGAAGAAATCAATTGTTGAATTAATTGATTTTGATAGTATTATTTGTCATTATCCATTAGCGGTATGGAATGGCAAAGATTCTGGAACTATTCATATGCATGGTCATACAGTATTCTCTCATAAAACCAATCTTACAATTGAAAGTAGATTTAACGTATGTACTGACTTTTGGGGATATTCACCAGTAAATTACCTAACTTTAAAAGATTTTATAAATGGCTAAAAAAACAAAAAAGACGTACAAAGAACTTGCATTAGAGTTTAAAAAGACAAGAAAAGAAAGTGTTTATAATGAACTATATGCTAAGATGAGACCAGGCTTAAGATCATATGTAAATAATATTGTAAAAGATCCTAATGTTACTGAAGATATTGTATCTACAACTTTAACTACAGTGTATTTAAAAATTGATCAATATAATGAAGATTATCAAATTACAACGTGGGCATATCGTATTGCTTATAATGAATGCATAGGTTGGATTAGATATAGAAATAGAAAAGTAAGTATGAATGCATTTACTGATAAAGGTATTGATCCACCAACATTTTTATTACCTAACGCAGAACCTAATAATGGAATGCCGTGGTCTACTGAAGATGATTACTGGGCAGCTGAACATCTTTTAGTTGAAAAGGTAAGATTAACAACAGAAGCAATAAAGGCTTTACCTCCAATGTATAAAAGATTTATGGAAGAAAGATTCTTAAATAAAAAATCTTATAATGATATTTTAGACATTATGTCTGATAGCGAAAAAGGCATAAACTTACAAACTGTTAAGAACAGGATTTTTAGAGGAAGGAAAATAGTCAGAAAACAACTAGAAAGTATGAAAGTATTTTCAGAAGCATAAATACATAACTAACAAACAAAACCATGTACATATTAAAATTATATAAAGAATTAGTAATCTGGAATAAAATTAAAAAGATTGCTAAAGGAGCCCAGGTAAAACTTTTAGAAAAAGGGTTCCGAGTTGATTGGGTAGGTAGAATCTATACTGTTATTAATTTACCAGAAGAAGTAGCAAATACTCCAGTCTCTCAAGAAGGATACGTGTTAATGCAATTAAGAGAACATGATAAATTATTCTTAGAATTAGGAATAGCTGATTATGTATCACCAGAATTTGAACCTATACCAGATTCAGATTCATTTCTTTTAGTATTATCTCCTGACAGAGAATATTTTAAAACATGGCCATTAATTATATCTTTAACAAAGACATTAATACTGGTATTTCTTTTAAGAATTGCCTATGTATTTGTAGAATCTTACAGTGAAAAAATATCAGAAATATGGAACGAGATGATAACCCTAGTATTTTAAATAATGTTAACAAAATTGAAAATAAATTAAAAGAATTAGAAAAAGAAAAAGAAATTATTCAAACAAGCTGTGGTCATAAAGAAGGAGTGATCATAAACTTTAATGGAGACAAATCTATTAAAAGATATTGTTCAGTATGCAAGAGAGATTTAGGTTATGCAACGAAAGAAGAAGAACAGGATTTTTTAGAGCCGAAAGGCTAACAACATACATAGGAAATAGTTTTCTATGTTAGGGAATAATTCCCGAATATTAAATAATAATAAAAAAAATTTTAAAAGATGAATAAATTAATTTTAAGTTTAGCATTAGTAGTTGGAATGGTATTATCCACAACAGCTCAAAATGTAAAAGGAGACTGGTATGTAGGTACAGGAGACGTTGCAAACGTTGCTTGGACTGATTTGTCAGTAGAACCAACTTTAGGATACGCAGTATCTAATAAAGTAATGGTTGGATTAGCTGTATCACAAGCTGACTCTTCTCAAGATTTAGCAATTGATATACATGCTAGATATTTTATGACAGTAGCAGGACAAGATATTTTCTTGTATGCAGCTATGCCAGAATTTGATACTGATAACCTTTCATTAGGTTTAGGTAAAATGTTCACAGTTCATAAAGGAATATTTGTAGAACCAAAACTTGTTTATCACTCAGGTGAAAAAACAACAAACATGATGTTAGGTTTCGGAATGAAATTCTAATAACATATTACTTATTAAAACCGGTAGCTTAATTGTTACCGGTTTTTTTGTCTTAAACTTTATTACATTTTTACATATAATAATAAACAGATTATGTCTACAGAACAATCATTAGCAACAACTGAAACAATAAATGGTAAAAGATACTATAATATTGGATTAGGTAAAAAATATCCATCAGTAACAACAATTTTAGGTGCAATGACTGATAAGTCTGGTATTGATGCATGGAGAAAAAGAGTAGGTAATGAAAAGGCTGATGCCATATCTAAGTTCTCATCAAATCGTGGAACTGTAATGCATCAATTTTGTGAATACTTTTTAGGATCTACAAAGGAAACTATTAGAGAAAGATTAATCGATGCACAAACTCTTATTGGTCCATTTGTAAAAGAAAATGGTTTTACTGAAGAAGAAACAAATATAGGAAGAAAATTATTCTTTAATTTTTATAATGGTAAATGTTTTGATCGCATTGCCAATGTAGTGTCTATTGAGGATACCTTATTCTCACCTCAGATGGGAGGTTATGCAGGTAGGGTAGATATTATTTATGAAAATGAAAAAGGGCATCTAGTGATCTTAGATTTTAAATCATCTAAAAAAGCAAAAAGAGAAGATTGGATAGAAAATTATAAAATGCAAATTGCAGCATACTCATTAGCATATTGGGAAATGCATAACAGAAAACCACAAGGTGGCGAAATTTGGATAAGTAATGAAGCTGATGGTTTTCCACAAGTTTTTGAAATGACATTTGATGATATAACTAAATATGGCAAAATGTTTTTAGGGTTGGTAAAAGAATTTCATAAGAAGTACATACTTGAACCGAATATATAAAAAAAATCAAATTTCAATGTTTATAAGAACGTACGCAGATTTTCTTTTAGAAGTTAGAGATAAATCTCATGAGAAGGCTGGAGATAAAATAGAAAAAGATCATAAAGAAGGTGATCATAGCGGAATAGATAAGAAATTAGAAAAAGAAATAGAAGATGAACTCAAGGATGTTTCAGAAGATTGCGCCAGGTGCGGGGAGCATATCTCATCTTGCCAATGTGCCGATAAGGACCCCTGGTCAACTCAAGTTTATCACAGAGCTCCAGCAGGGGAGAAACTCACAGCAAAACCAAAACAACAATTTAAATAATAAACAAATGAATACATTTAACAAATTTTTTGCAGATCATGGTATTAAGGTAATTATCGTATTATTACTATTATCTTATTTTAAATCATGCAGTATTGATTCTGAGGTAGGATTAATTAAAAAAGAACAACGAATAATGAATGCTGAGATTGATACATTAGCTTCACAATTAATTAATGAAGCCGAAATGATTAAACTTATTAAAGAAGTACCGGCTTGGAAAACTCTAAGAATTGAAGAAATTTCTGATAAAGAAAGAATTTCTATCAATGCACTAGAAGAAAAAGATAACTAAATGTGGCTAATACACCTATAATACCTGGAGTACCAACACCAGCAAACGGAGATCCAAAATGTGCATTAACTTTATGTGGTAGAATTATCGCTCAAGTTGATTGTGTTCTTGTAATAATGCAAGGAACTAATGGCTGTATTGATATACAGTTTTTTGATAAAGCAGGATTACCTCTCGACTTAACTACTTATACTGAAATTCAAATTATGTTGTATAATGAATTTGATTGTACAGTAGCTAATTTTTGGTGGCCAGCTATTCCTACTGGGTGTAAAGGATTATTAATGACCATCTTACAATATACAAACTCAGCACAAAAAATTGTTAATAAAGGTCTGGTTAGATTATGTTTAGATCCTGCCTGTACCAAAACAAGCCCAAGTGGTATATTTGCCGAAATTTTATTAACCGAATTAACAACCGCTGGTACATCGGAAACATCTGGTATACCTTGTTTACAGGTTGCTAGAATAACACCATCACGAATTCACACAAATGGTTGTGCTGATGGCTGTTCTTAAAAAGCTTTAACATTATGAATACATTAAAAGAAAGATTATTACACATTTCAATTATCAGTATATTCTGTAGCCTTTACTTCTTAGTAGCTACAATATCAATGATAAACTCCGTTGCATTTTTTGACTTAAGCCATGATGGTTTAATGTCATGGTCATTAGCAATCGGATTTGAAATAGGAGCAGCCGCTTCTCTTGCTGCTATTATTATTTTAGATAAAACAAACAAAACAATGGTTTGGGGTTTATTTTTATTATTAACTTCATTTCAAATGATGGCAAACTCATTTCATGCTTTTATTAATTTAGAAAACTATATGGGATGGATTGAATTATTTGGATTAGAAGAGGCAGAACCAATATACCAAAAAAGAATTTTAGCAATAGTGAGTGGTGCTATACTACCTCTGATTGCATTAGGATTTATTAAATCATTAGTTGATTATATTAGACCTGAAGATACTGATGCTAATCAACCAACTGCATATGTTAGTGATGAAGTTTTAATTAAAGAAACCATAACTGAACCGTCAGCAGATATTGATATTCTAAAAAATTCAGAAAAACACTTTCCTGCAACAATTGGAGAAGTACAAATCGCACCTGAGACAGTTAATACTGATAATGCAGTTGCCGATATTGTAGAAGAGCCAATTCAAGCAGCGCATATTACCCCCGTTGGAGATCCTATAGTGATACCAACAAGCAATGTATCACCTTCTAATAAAGTAGTGAAGCCAGCATTGACTTCAAGACCTTTTGTAAGGGGATAAAATCATAATCTTTTAGCATAACCTGTTGAAAGGTTAAAAATAAAATAAGAATATGCCTGCACATACTTACGATGATGAAGTTTTCCGTGAAAAGAGAAAACCTAAAAATCCAATAACATTTAAATTAAAACTAAATGAAGAACAGAAACTAGCAAAGGATGTAATATTAACAAACACAATTACATTATTAGCAGGTAAGGCTGGATCTGGAAAAACACTATTAGCATGCCAAGTTGCTTTAGATGGATTATTTAGAAGAAATTATGAAAAGATAATTATAACAAGACCAACAGTTTCAAAAGAAGAAATTGGATTTTTACCTGGTGATTTACATGCCAAGATGGATCCATGGGTACAACCAATTTATCAAAACATGTATAGTTTATATGGAAAAGATAGAGTACAACCTTATATAGAAAGTGGACAAATAGAAATTGTACCAGTTTCATTTATGAGAGGCCGAACCTTTGTTGATAGTTGTGTTATAGTTGACGAGGCTCAAAACGTAACTAATGATCAAATGGAAATGATTGTAACCAGGGTTGGTTTAAGATCTAAGATGATTATATGTGGTGATGATGGTCAAGTTGATTTAAAAGGTAAGAGCGAATCAGGTTTTAGATTTTTGTACAACCAATCATCTAAAATAAAAAATCTATCTTCTCTTACATTATTACATAATCACAGAGATCCAATTGTAGATGATTTAATTGAAGTCTATGAAGAAGAAAATTATAAAAGAACAAAATCTAAGAATAAATAACTAAATTAAAATTATGGAGATTCAAAAAAAAGGAACAGTACTTATTCAATTTTCAGCTGATTGGTGTGGTCCTTGTAAAGCAATGAAATCAATAGTAGAAGAATTTAAAGAAAAGTCTTCTGTTACTGTTCAAAAGGTAAATGTTGATTCTGAATCTGATATAGCACAAAAGTATGGGGTACGTAGTATCCCATGCTTTATTGTTTTAAAGGATGGCGAGCAAATAGAGAGAAAATTAGGTACACAAACTTTAGCTCAACTATTAGAATTAGTAAAATAAAAAATTAAAATGAAATTAGAAGTATTAAGATTTAGCTCACATAGTGATTCTACATTAGGTATGTTATTTGATGTAACAGATAATTGTAGAAAGTTTTTATGTTTTACCCTTGAAGATGAGTATAGGGAAGTAAAAGTAATGCATGAAACCAGAATACCAAAAGGAACATATACTTTAAAGTTAAGAACCGAAGGAGGATTTAATTCAAAATACGATAAAAGATATGGGTCAATGCATAAAGGAATGATTCATGTACAAGATGTACCTGGATTTAAATATATTCTTTGGCATACTGGTAACACTGATGAACATACATCAGGTTGTCTTCTGTTAGGAGATACTTCTCAACAAAATATAACTAAGGAAGGATTTATTGGATCATCTACAACAGCTTATAAAAGAGTATATCCACAAATAGCTAAGGCTATTGAAGAAGGTAAAGAAGTTAAGGTTGAATACATAGACTTTAGCTAATAAAAATAAAAGAAAACATGAACAAATATATTTACAGAGGAAAACTTGATAGGGTTATAGATGGTGACACTATTGATGCAATGATAGATGTTGGTTTTGACATTTGGATTTTTAAAAGAATTAGGTTTTCTGGTATAGATACATGGGAAAGCAGAACTAGAGATTTAGATGAAAAGAAAAAAGGACTAGCTGCTAAAGAGAGATTAAAGGTCTTATTAAATGAAGTCAGTAGTAAACCAGGAATGTTTAGAATTAAGTCTGAGGGTGTAGGTAAATATGGTAGAATATTAGGTCAGATTTATGTTATGGATGCTGATGGTGTTCAGTGGGATGTTAATCAAACATTAATAACAGAAGGTCATGGTTATGAATATCATGGTGGTAAAAAAAGGTCATCTTGACATAGCAAAAGTAAAAAAGTAGACAATATGTCAGAAATCTCATTGTTGCACGGTTTTTTCAGTATAATATATTAAATAAGGAAACGAATCTTTATTTTAATAAAAAACTAAATAATATGTACACATTTTTAAACGGATTTAAACCCGTTGCACAAGCAAGAAGAATTAATGATAATATTGATAATTTATTAAAAGATCCTTTTTGGGATGATTTTGAAAATTTCTTTACTAAACCATCTAAAGGATATCATTGTATTAAAAACGAAAAAGATTGGACATTAGAAATGGCAGTTCCAGGATTTACTAAAGAAGACCTAAAGGTTAAAATGGTAAAAGGTGAATTAAGCATTATTTCTACTAACGAAGATAATATATGGTTAGGTTCATTTGATAAACTCTTTACTTTACCAAAGGATGTTAATACAAAAAAGATTAAAGCAAAGGTTGAAAATGGTGTGTTAACATTAACATTACCTATTAAAGAAGATACTGAAAGTTTTATAGATGTAAAGTGAAACTAAATAGAAATTACGATATATAATAATAAATATTTTAAAATAAAATCAAAACACGTTAACATGGATAACAATCAAGAAAACCAAAACCCAGAAGAAGTAAACCCAACAGGTGATTTTACTGGTCAGCAAGCATTAAATGTTTTAATTCAAGCTGTTAGGATAGCACAAGGAAAAGGCGCGTATACATTAGAAGATGCTGAGATTATTTCAAAAGCTATTAAAATATTCGTTCCACCAACTCCAGAAGGAGAAGAAGGAACTGAGTCTGATCCTATTGTAAATGGAGATACACCAGCAGAACCAGTAATGACTAAAGTTGGAGAGTAATTAATTTACACAAGTAATTAAAAGGCCCCATTTATGGGGTCTTTTTTAGTTTAATATATAATACAAATCGTATTAAAATGGTATCCTTAGAAAGCATAAAACAATATTGCAAAGGAAAGAAAATTATTATAGTAGGTAATTCATCTGGTTTACTCCAAAGTAATCATGGAGAATTAATAGATGCTTATGATATTGTAGTAAGAATTAATAGCGGTTATTTACAAACACAAGATTATAAAGATTCTATAGGAAGTAAAACAAATATACTTTCTATGGGTATTAAGTCTGCAGATAGAGTAGGTAATATTGTTAAAGATAATAAAGTAGATTACATTTTAAGTCCAATTATATGGAGTGATAAATTATCTTATTTTAATTCCTATAATATAGATCCATCAATATACCATACTCTTAAATCTAATTTAGGTTCTACTAAACCTTCTACTGGAATTAGTACTTTTAATTTCTTTAATACTCAATGTGATTTTTTACAATTAGATTTAATAGGTTTTGACTTTTTCCAAAGCTCAACAAAAAGTAGAAATCCATTAGGGCATTTACATGTTACTGATCATGATGGACCTAAGGAGAATTTATTTTTTAAACGATATCGTAATCCTGAAAAGACAAGTTTATATTCTACGTTGTATAATAATAAAATAACATTTTAAAATGATAAGTAGAAGAAGTATAAAAAGAATTGTTCATGAACCACAATCTTATGGTGATCAAAAGAAACAATTTCCTAGAGTAACTGTTAGAGCTGATGGGACTCATAGTAAAGTTACAAATCATTCACAAAGAATTAGGAGGGATCCTTTATTAGTTCCATTACCAGTTCCAATTTCTTTTTTACAAGCTCATCAGTTACCAGCAATAACTAATGACATATGTTTTGTTGTAGGTGGAGGTCCTTCGTTGAGTGGATTTGATTTTAATTTATTATCAGGCTTTGATACTATTGCAATTAATAAAACTGTTGAATACATTCAAAACCCAAAATATTTTATAACCACAGATTATTCATACTTTGCAAAAGGAACATTACCAATTGAATCGATTAGACAAAAAACACAGCATGTATATTTTGTAGCTAATATGACTCATCCTTATATGGAATTAAAAGATGGTATGATTACAGATACAAGAGGGCTTGAGTATGAAGATCTCCATAAATGTAATGGCATTATAGAATCAAATAATATAGAAGGTTTTAGTAATGATGTAGTTGGTTTTGCTAGTGGATCCAATAGTGGACATTGTGGTATTCAATTAGCATTACTCTTAGGTTATAAAAAAATATACTTATTAGGATTTGATTTATCAGATGGTGCACATACACATTTCCACCAAGCATACACAGAATTTGATAAAATACAATTTAGAAAAAGTGTTGGTAATTATAAAAGAATTCTTTTTTCTGCATTAGAATCTCATAAAGGATCTCAAGAAATTATAAACTTATCTTCACAAAGTACTTTAGCTGAATCTCCTTTTATTAAAACAGAATCTTTTTATGATATAATTAGCCAAGATCATGCTAACAATAAAACAATAAATGTAATACCTAATAGTAAAATACCAGTTAATGCACCAAAAGATTTAATGGTGGTAGGTTATTATACAGTTAACACTCCATATGAACAAGAGGCTCAGAATTTAATTCAATCCTTAAATAGGTTAGGATTAGAAAAAGATATAATAGGTGTAAATACTTTAGGTAATTGGCAAGCCAATACTAGATTTAAAGCTAGCTTTATGTTAGATATGCTTATTAAATATCCAAACCACAGATTATTATATGTTGACTGCGATGCAGTACTTCACAAGATGCCTATTCTATTTAATAATTATAATTGTGATATTGCAGTAAGATGGCAAGATTTTAAATGGAGAAAAAATGAATGTTTAAGTGGTACTATTTATATGGAGAATAATCACAAGACACAACGATTATGTAGATTATGGAGAGACATTAATATAAATGAAGGTAATGCATCAACTAGGATGGAGCAGTGGAATTTAGATACTGTGATTAATACAATAAAAGGAGAAGATCCTACCTTTGCAGTAAAGAATCTTCCACCAGAATATACTTTTATATTTGATAGTATGAAACATATATATCCAACAGCTGATCCTATAATAGAACATTTCCAGGCAAGCAGGAGATTTAAAAACGATGTTAATACATTAAACCAATAATATGATTAATAGTTATTTTGATAAAATTATATGTATAAATTTAAAGCATAGAGCTGATAGGTGGAAAGAAGTATCTCACCAATGCCAAAGGGCAGGTATAGCAGTAGAAAGATATGATGCGATAGCAAACAATCCTATGGGTTGGGTCCATACCCCTGGTAAAGATAAAATGAATCATATTAAACCAGAATCATGGCCAGGTGCTGCTGGTTGTATGGCGAGTCATATTAATGTATGGAAACTAGCAAAAGCTAATAATTGGAAAAATGTTTTAATAATTGAAGATGATTGTGATTTTGTTGATAACTTACAAAGTATATTTAGTCAACAAGTTAAACAAGTACCTAATGATTGGGATCTTTTATATTTAGGAGGAATACATGAAACAAGAGGTGGTCAATATATTCCTGATAAAGTAGCAGCAAATGTATTAGGTTGTAAAAGATTAATAACCACAACATGTTATGCTATAAAAGATACTTGTTATGATTTAGCTATTAATACAATTTTAGAAAATGAACCTAACTTTTATACGGCAGTAGATACATATTTAGCTTCAAGGGTCCAGCCATTAATTAATTCATATGCATTTCATCCACCAATGGCATGGCAAAGAAGAAGTTTTAGTAATGTACAAAATGGCAATAGAGATTATTCCATTATGATGAGAGAAGATAATATTAAAAAATAAAAGAATAATGATAACATGTAGATTAAAAGGAGGCATTGGGAATATGATGTTTCAGATTGCTTTTGTTGAATATGAAGGTAAGGCAAATAATTTTCAAACTGGATATTGGAACGTAGAGCAAAACTTTAATCATTTAAATGGAAATATTCATCATAATCCTGATTTACAGCATGCATTTGAGTATCAAAAGATATTTAAAAAATTTAATTGGAATAGAATAAATAATCCTCCTAATAATAAAATAGATGTACCTTTTCACTTTGAAGGTTTTGTAGTTAAGGATAATGTTTTATACGATGGTTTTTTTCAGTCAGAAAAATACTTTCCTAATAGAGATTTTATTTTAGATTTGTTTCAGCCATCTGATTTTGTAAAAGATAAACTCAAAAGGTATGATAACTTATTTAATAATACAACATGTTCAATTCATGTAAGGCGAGGTGATTATTTAAAATATGATTTGCATGTAGCTAGGGAAATGGATTATTTTAATAAAGGCATAGCTGCTATTGGTGATGTAAATAAATATTTAATATTTAGTGATGATATAGAATGGTGTAAGAAAAACTTTATTGGAGATAAATTTATTTTTATAGAAAATGAAAAGGATTATGTAGAACTTTACCTACAATCTAAATGTACACATAATATAATTTCAAGCTCTTCATTTTCATGGTGGGGTGCTTATTTAAATAATAAACCAAATAGAAAAATAGTTGGACCTAAGCAATGGTTTAGTAAAAATGAACCAACTAATAACATTATACCAGATTCATGGATAACCATTTAATTAATCTCTATACACAAAAAAGAATAGATTATTCACAGGTAAA